TGCAATAGTTCTAAGCATTCCTATATTGATGTTAGTCAATAATGGGTTGCCTAGAGTGCATTATTACAACTGTGATATTGCAGAGTTCCATCCCGATTATCCGATCGCAGTTAAAGAAGAATGCCGTAAAATTCGTTCAAATACAAAACGAGTAACTGTATGAAGCCTAGTAAAAGTCCAGACCGACATACCTTTCAAAAAGAAGGATATGTCGAACGCATGAAAGAAAAAGGCGAAGAACCTAATCCTGATTACCTAGACATGTTTCAAAAGATTCTAGAAGATGCTGACAAAAAATGGCAAACCCCTGAATCTAAAGTTGATAGTATGGAGTACGACCTAGTAACTACCGATTGGATACTAGAAAAAGTTCGTGTTAGCGAATCCTATGCTCAAAATCTTTATGCCGCAATCTGTAACAATGATTTCCAAAAGTTAGCAGTTATTCCTATCTTGTCTAATAAAACTTGGAGTGCCTCGTGGCGTAGTGCGGGTGGAATTATTGCAGACATGCGTCAAGAAGGCGACTACATTGATTGGTACTGTTCAGGTATCCGCAATGACAATAATTATGACCCAGAATTGAACATTAAGTTTCCCAATGGATATGTACCCGAATCAGTAGTCACTGATGAGATTCGAGAAGACCTAAAACGACTTGGTTGGATAGTCGTGGACCAAAATGATGAATTTTGATGAGCAAACCAATTGTATTAAATTTGGAACAATGGGCCAAACTGCACACCCAACTGACTAAAGATACCCCTCCTAGTGTAATGCTTATTCGAGATAAGATGAAGTCTTTTTTAGGATTTACTGTTAGGAGACACGCAGTATGGAAGTTAGATTCGGATTTTGGACATAAGTACCTCAAAGAATCTATACATTTGGATTTTTACAACGAGCCAAAACGCACAATGTTTCTGTTGAAATATTCGGAGTTTTTGGATAAAACTGGTATTACCACCTCTTGACTTACAGCCGTTCTGGCTGTATAATATAACTATACTGAAACAGCAAGGAGCACAAAATGGCTACAGTCGCAGGCATTAAGATTAAACCCAAAGTTAAAAAAGAAAAAGTCACTAGCCAAAGCATTCGTGAGAATGCCAAACGTGATTATAGTCCAAAGTGGGACAATACTGAAGGTCTGACTGGGGAACAATTCAATCGCCACTTCCGTGGTGCTATGGCCTACTACCGTTTGGAAAAGTCCAATAAGGATCTTAAGCCTTTGGTTATTAACTGGATGGCCGCAAACGGATACGACAAATCAGACATTAAAGCATTTAAAGACACTAAGGACAGCCGTTGTGGTATGACTATGGGTGCCGTTGCCGCTTGCCTGCTTCGCGGAATGCCAGAAGTTCACGAGGGCTTTAATCAAGGCCGAGATACTGCACAATGGTTGCGGAACGAGATTGCCAAGGTAATTGAACAAGGTCAAGATGACGAAGTTGAAGACGACGGCGAAGTAAAGACAGTGAAAACCACAGTAGTACAACCTACTATTCAAGATCGTATGCGTGAAGCCGCAGGTGCTATGACCGAAGAACTTGATATCGCAATTGACAGCTGGATTTTAGATCCAGAGGCATTCAACCCTAAAGATATTAAGATTGTCAATCTGTTGCGAGGCAAAGGTGCCAAGGCTGCACATTCGCGATTCATTAAACAATACTTCCAGCGTAACTTTGACGAGTTAGCTGAACTAGCTAGTGGTAACGCCGATGAACAGTTGCGTGAAGCGTACAAGCACAACAGTCGAAAGAATGTTCGTAAGCTGATTGAGTTCTACGAAATGATTATGGCTGCATGTGAGCAGATTGCCGCAGAACAGAAAATCTTGAAGAAGCCACGTGCTAAGAAAGTCAAACCAGCAGAAGAATTAGTGGCCAAGCTAAAGTTTAAAACTATTGATGATAAACTTGGTGCAGTGTCAGTTCCAGCCGCAGGATTGATTGGGGCCCAAGCCGCTGTCATTTACAATAGCAAGACTCGAAAAATTGGCATTTATATTGCTAAGACATCTTCAGGATTGAGCGTCAAGGGTACTAGTATTATTGACTTTACTGAAAAGAGTTTCCAGAAAACTCTACGTAAGCCAGCAGACCAGTTGCGTGAGTTTAAGGAACAAAACACGCAGAAGCGGGTTACAGATTGGTTTGGTAAAATTAAAGCCACAGAGACTATTATGAACGGACGCATGAATGTAGATATTATGATTTTGAAGGTGTTCAAATAATTTAGAAAGAGCTGAATGAAAAAGACTATCTTAACAATATGCTTCACTTTGTTTATAACTGGTTGCAGTACCACAGAACCGTTTTATCCAACAAAGGATACAAATTATTATACTAACGGAGTTAACATTGAAGAGAAGTATCTTTTTAAAGAAGTAAAACATACGCCTAGGCCTACCGTTATTATTGCACACGGGTGCGACGGTACCCAAAATCATTCCTATAAGGAATGGCTAGTACAGGTTAGTCGCTGGGGATATAACGGTGTTATGGTAGACTCTTTTTTGCCAAGAGGGTTTACTAATCTCTGCAACAATCGAAGCTCTGCTGTTAATCCAGAATTAAGATCTTATGACATTGGTAAGTTAGTTGATTATATTAAACAACAACCGTGGCATACAGGAAAGATAGCAGTGATAGGATTTAGTCACGGAGGAAGCACTGTGTTAAATCTAGCAAATAACGATAGGGTCGGAGGAGTAGATGCGGCAGTAGCATACTATCCAAGTTGCTGGTCCAAGAGGTACAATTTCATAGGTAGGGACTGGACTAAGCCTCAGTTTCCTGTTCAAATTCATTTCGGGGACAAAGACACATGGACTCCTCCGGAGTGGTGTACTAACATAGAGAAATATGACCTACACATGTATAAAAATGCTACCCACGCATTTGATATGCAATTCCCATCAAGAGTTGCATATGGATACTACATGGAGTACAATTCAGAAGCAGATCGCCTTTCAAGAAACCGAACAAAAGAATTTTTAGATAAGCATCTTTCAAAATGACAACTAATGCATTTATATTCAGCTGGGACTGTAACGGTGTAGAAGCTATTGTTCCTATTACTCAATACGAGGATATGGATAAAAGAAATCTCATTAACATCCTAGCCGAGCGTAAAAAAGAACATAACCCATTAAACAATATAATTAGTAATCTAACAATGCGGGCAAGATTTAACTCGCAACGTCATTATGAAATTTACGCTATTGATTGTAGCAAAGAACTTGACGAACAGTTCTGGAGAGCTAAATGGGAAGCTGAACCGCAATTCTGTGCTGACCTAATTCGTGAAAAAGGTCTACAAATTTATTCAGACCGAGCAATGAAAGATAGAGTTATTTTTTAAACTGTGCTACAATAAACAAAGGAAAAATTATGCTAGTACCAATGGTAATCGAAAAGACAAGTTCAGGAGAACGTGCATTTGACATTTTTAGTCGACTGCTAAACGAACGAATTGTTTTCTTAAATGGTCCAGTTGACGACCACAGTGCCAATCTTATCGTGGCACAAATGCTTCACCTTGAAAGTCAAGATGCTAGCAAAGACATTCATTTTTATATTAATAGTCCAGGCGGAGTAGTTACTGCTGGACTTAGCATTTATGATGTTATGCAGTTTATCAAACCGGATGTCTGCACTTATGTTATGGGGCAAGCCTGCTCTATGGGGTCGTTCCTTGCACAAGCAGGTGCCAAGGGTAAACGATTCGTACTTCCGGAGTCTCGCACAATGATCCATCGTGTTAGTTCAGGAACACGGGGCACAAGCGGATCAGTACACGTACAAGATCTGCAATTTGAAGATGCAAAACGTAGCTTTGAAGAATCTAAACGAGTAAATGAACGCCTGACTCAACTGTACGTTAAGCACAATACTGCTGGCAAAACATACGAAGAAATGTTCGAAACAATGAAGTTTGACACATTTTTAAGTGCCGCAGAGGCTGTACAGCACGGTCTTGCTGATCAAGTAGTGGAAAATAGACCCGTATAATCGTTCCTAAACTGTAGAGCCCCTATGTGCTAAATACACAAAAGCACTTAGGGGCTTCTCACATTTACGGAACAACACCATGGTAAAGACATTTGATGCAGGTAATCTAGAAAATATTCCACGCGGTAGCTTACTAATCGTAGAGAACGATTTTAGCGGCGATGTTATCGACGGCGGTACAATTACCAATTTTGGTAGCACAGGTATTAAAGATCTTGCTACAAAACAGACATTAGTTGTAGAAGATGATAAAATCACAGTACAGACGCTGAATGTAAAGAATATCGAAGGTAACACTACATTCCGAGGGGATGTTAAAATCTACGGTGTATTAGATGCAGGATTTGTTCGTACTACAGAAATTATCACTAATCAGATTTATGAAAAGCAATACCTAGAGTTTGCACACGGAGAAAGTGGTACAAACGTAGGCACAGGATTGTTATGGCCAGGTGCTCCTTATAATAAACAATTGGTATTAATGGCTGGGCCTGATCGATTCTTTAGTACAGAAAGCATTGAAATTGCCAAAGGCAGAAACTATCTTATTGGCGGTAGCAGTGTACTAACAAGCGAAAGTTTAGGTAGTGGCATTGTTAATTCCAGTTTAAAAACTGTAGGAACACTCCGTGACCTAAATGTAAGTGGTGCTGTAAACTTCAACGACTTTGTTTTTTACAATCCAGTTGCTAATAGATTTAGCTTAGGACAAGATGCTCCTACTGCATTGTTTACAGTTTACGATTATCCAAATAATGTTGAAGTAGTAATTGACTCAGACGATCGTGGTCGTGGTCGTATTGGTACTTTGAATACCAAAGCACTGGATATTATTACAGATGATCAAGTTCGAGTAAGTGTTGACGAACAGGGACATATTACATTTGGACATGAGCTCCGCGACAGCACAGTTATTCGTGCATACGGTAAGCTGGCTATTAACGTAAAGAATCCAACTGAAGCATTTGAAGTTGGTGGCAACGTTCGAATTGGGGGCAAGCTACAGATGCGTGGAGTTGAGCCGCCAACACAAGGTGCTTATCAACAAGGTGACATTGTGTGGAATGACAATCCTCTACCTCAGGGTTTTATTGGGTGGGTTTGTGTCAGAACTGGCACTCCGGGCACTTGGAAGAATTTTGGTGAAATTAGAGCCTAACTACTTGACAGAATAAATATCTGCCTATATAATAGTTACTAGCGGTCTTTAACGACTTTCACCCCGCTTTATAAATTCTGCATGTCGTCAAACTTGCTACCTTACAAAGGAGACTAGAGATGGCAAATCTACAACCCGTACAATATAAGTACACATCAACAAAAGAATATCACGACGCCTTCCCGTGTGCGTATCGCCAATGGCGTGCTGATAGTCACTGTAACATGAATCACGGTTACAGTTTTTCAATGAAGTTCTATTTTGGGACCAACGACTTAGACGTTCGTAATTGGGCGGCTGACTACGGTGGTCTAAAAGAACTTAAAAAAATCTTAGAGGATCAATTTGATCATACAACCCTAGTGGCCGCTGATGATCCAGAACTTGAATTCTACAAAGAAATGGAACGCCGTAAGTTGGCTAAACTTACTATCCTTCCAGCATTAGGCTGTGAAGCACTGAGCGATATGCTGTACAAGTATGTCAACGGAGTTTACATTCCGGACATGTGGGGCGATGCAGAAAGCAAACGCCTTTGGTGTTATCGCGTAGAAGTGCGTGAAACACAGAGCAACATGGCTTTCCGAGAAGGCCATAGAGAGTGGAACGAGGATCTGTTTGCATGAACAAAAAAGTAGCAGTTATCGGTGCAGGTATTGCCGGACTTACTACTGCTTACTATCTTGCTCGGAAAGGATATAGCGTTTCTGTATACGAAGCAGAACGCTATCCTGCAATGAAGACTAGCTTTGCCAATGGCGGGCAGGTCTCTGTTAGCAATAGCGAGGTATGGACCACTTGGGGAAATGTCAAGAAGGGCATCAAGTGGATGTTCAAAAAAGATGCACCACTGCTAATCCGTCCCCGACTAGATTGGGCACAATGGAAGTGGATGGCTAAGTTTTTGTATTACACTGCAACCGGTGCTTACGAAAATAACACTAAAGAAACTATTCGTTTAGGTTTAGAAGCCAGTAAACTTTATAAAGAAATGGGCATCGAAGAAGGGTTATCATACGACCAAAGTCCTAGCGGAATCCTACATTTTTACAAAGATCATACATACTTTGAACATGCTAAACAAGCACAATCTATCTATCAAAGTAATGGTGTAGCGTGGGATATACTAGGTCCAATGCAGACCAAGGCATTAGATAAAACACTTGTTGATGTTAAAGATATTGTAGGCGGTGCATGGACATGGCATGATTGGACTGGCGATATACACAAATTCTGTTATAAATTATCAAATGTATTAGAAAAGAAATACGGTGTTATATTCTATTATAACTGTAAACCTGCAACGCTCGAATTTATTTCAAATGAATATGACGCAGTGGTAGTTGCGGCAGGAGTAGGTTCTGAACAGTTAGCTAATAGTATAGGTGATAGCTTGGGCATTTATCCAGTTAAAGGATACAGCATTACAATCAATAATGTTGATAAAAAATATTTGCCTACAGTAAGTTTATTAGATGATCAGGCAAAGATTGTTACCAGTACATTGGGTAACCGTTTCCGTGTTGCAGGTACTGCTGAATTAACAGGTGAAAACTATGACATTCGCAGAGATCGTATCCAGCCATTGTTAGATTGGGTACATACAAACTTTCCTAAAATTGACACCCGTGATTATACACAATGGGCCTGTTTACGTCCAATGACTCCAAATATGATGCCAGTTATACGACAAAGTAAAAAGATCAGCAACATTTTCTATCATGCAGGACACGGACATTTGGGTTGGACTTTGAGTCCTGCAACGGCAAAACAAGTAGTAGAGTTGATTGACAATTCGATATAACTCCTGTATAATAAGACATTATTAGAAAGGTGTTTTATGTGGAATTCATTTCGTAATTGGTATATTCATAACCAAGATCAAATTACTTGGTTTATCATTGGATGGTTGAGCTTTGCTGGTATTGATGCCCTTGCTGAGGGCAGATACATCTGGGCAGTTGTTGATTTCTTCCTTGCCTACGTCAACTATAAACTTATTAAGATTCGTCTATGATTGATTTTGCTGGTACATCTAACCCTGTAGAAACACAGTATCAAGTTATCAAAGACATCCTCTACCAAGGCGTCTGCGAAGTTGAGTTTACTAAAGTAAGTGGGGAACATCGAGTTATGAAGTGTACTCTTCATAAAGATTGGATGCCTAGTGAAGCAATTCGCGAACATCATCAAACCCGTCTGCTAGATTTAGAAACCATTCCGGTTTTTGATACAGACAAACAAGAATGGCGTAGTTTCAAGACTATGCGTGTAATAACCGTTAAAATTATAGATCATGGAACAAAAACGCTGGACAGTGACACTTGAAGAAGATCCTAAAACAGGAGATCTAATTTTGCCCTTTACTCCCGACATGCTAGCACAAGTAGGTTGGGATTTTGGAGATGTGCTAAATTGGCACGATAACAATGACGGATCTTGGACTCTTACTAAGAAAGAAGATAATGGGTAAAATAGGCTTTGCCTGCAAGTGGATTGATCATGCTGGTCAAGTTGACGGTATTAAATCTACTGATGATGCTAAACAATATAACACAGGATCTACTACTGTGGCTTGGCTTAAACGTCAAAGCCAATTAGTTGCAGAGGAAAAGCTGTGGGACCTGATGAAAGGTAATATTGAAGCTGTCCGTAAGCTGGTAGAAAAAGTAGGTACATTAGATGAATCTCTACGAATGGTTCGTATTAGCAGTGATATACTTCCTGTCTATACCCAGCCTGATTATAGCTACTTTTGGCGTCTACCAGACGTTCGTGCTTATGCGGAAAAGCACTTCGCCCAAGTGGGTGCTTTGGCTCGCACTAATAACGTTCGCTTGTCATTTCATCCTGGTCAGTTCACTGTGCTGGCTAGTGAAAATCCCGGCATTGTAGAACGTTCAATTGAGGAGTTTGAATATCATGTGGATATGGCCCGCTGGATGGGATTCGGTAAGACCTTCCAAGATCTTAAAATCAATGTTCACATCTCGGGTAAACGCGGTCCCGAAGGCATCATTGACGCATTGGGAAAGTTATCCCCAGAAGCAAGAAACTGCATCACAATCGAAAACGACGAAAACTGCTGGGGCATCGACTCGAGCATCGAACTCGCAAAACATTGTGCCCTCGTACTTGATATACACCATCACTGGATCCGTACAGGAGAGTACATTCAAGCCACCGACGATAGATGTAAGCGTGTAATCGAATCATGGCGTGGTGTTCGCCCTGTTATTCATTATAGTGTTAGCAGGGAAGATGTGCTAGTAGGTCATTGTCCAATTACGTTACCTGATCATGCATTGTTGCTAGAAAACGGTTACAAAAAACAGAAAATGAGAGCACACAGTAACTTCTATTGGAACAAGTCAGTTAATGATTGGGCCTTAACTTTCAGGAAAGACTTTGATATTATGTGTGAGTCTAAAGCTAAAAACTTAGCCTCTAAGGCACTATACGAATATAGTTTAACCAAATAAAAAGGGCTCTAAGAGCCCTTTTTATTTTACCTTCTTTACTTTAATTGCTGCTACCTTTTTTGGTGCAGCTTTTTCTGCTTTAGGTTTTGTTGCTTTTGCCGGAGTTGCAACCACAGCTTTAGGAGCACGTGGTTTACGTGGCTTCTTAGCAGTTACCGGAGTAGTAGCGGTTGCAAAATCCATTGGTTCTAAATCCAATGCGACTGATACCGGATCAACCTTTGCCTCTACTACCGGTTGAACTTCTTCAACAACTGGTTGCAGTGGCACATCATTTGCCTGTACAGGCTTTGTTTCTTCAACCTTGGGTGCTGCCGGTGTTTCAACTGGCTTGCCTAGGAAGAATTCTTTAATTGCTTTAAACATCGATATCTCCTTAAAAGTATTAACTCGATACTTTATTTACTATTACAGGAATTTCATTTAACACCCTTTGAGTAACTTAAAATAAATACTTGTAGAATACTACCTGCTGTTATTTTGACAGAATTTTACCAGAATAAATATGGTGTAGTACAGAGGAAATTATGCCACTAAATCAACAGATCATCAATATCGGTAGCGAGCCAAACGATGGAACAGGCGACAGCGTCTATGCAGCTTTTCAGAAAGTTAACTCTAACTTCACAGACATCTATACATTGTTGGGTTTTGGTGCCGGATTCAGCTTTTTAAGACTCAAGGAAGCTCCTAGCACATTAAGACCCAATGCTATTTTACAAGTTAACGCAGAAGGTAATAAATTCCTTAATAAAATTTTAGTAGCTGGCACAGGTATCAACATTGATTTTGTTACAAGCTCAACTGAAATTAGAATCATTAATACCGCATCTAGCTTATCAAGTGATAAGAATCCGACACTGGCAGCAGATATCAGCGGTGAAAATGCCTTCAGTATTATTAACATGGACAACACAGGCCCACATGCAGACTGGGATGCAGTTAGTCGTAAATGGGTGTTTGAGAACTTTGTTAATCGCGACGGTATTACTAGATACGATAATACCAGTGTTAGTGAAAGCATTTATAACGGGTTAAGCACCATTCGAGACAATGTAGCATTGTTAGCAAGCCCTACAAGTTCTACACACATTGTTAACAAAGCATATGTCGACGAACTAGTTGATAACAGTGGTTTTGCAAGTCGACAGAACTTCTTTGTAAGTTTAAGTGGAGACGACCATCAATATTCTTTACCTAGCTATAAGAGAGGTCGTGCATTTGCATATGCATTTAAAACAGTTAATCGTGCCGCAGCAGCAGCAGAACAGTTTATTGCAGCGAGCCAAATTGTACTAGGACCTTACCAAAAAACTATTTCAATGAGTAACGGCGTAGCAAATCCTGTTGTTACTTCTATTGCACCTAGTACACTGTTAGACACTAGCTCTTTTGGAATCCGTTTAAGATTAACATTAGATCCGGCTAGTTTTAATATTGGATCAGACCCATTTATCAATAAAAGCATTTTCCCAGGAAACTACATCATTGGTGCAAGTAGCGAAGCAATTGGTCTAGTTGAAGCTATTACTCTTGACGATGTAAACGGTTACGAATATTATGACATTACCCCAGTTGATTACGCTAAACCGTATCGTATGGCTGTTGAGCCAGAACCGTTTAGCTACAATGCATATGTAACATCTGGTGGTGCTATTACAGAATGTGCGTTCTTATTAGACGTTGCAGATAGCATTGATATTCCAGATTTCTGGATTGGTTATAAATTTGTTATTACTGACGCTAGCTACGGAGTTAAAAGCTACGGATATATCAGTAGAATCATCCAAGAACTAGATGATGATCAAAACGTAAGAGATACTATTGTAGTCGAGTTTAAAGATGGTTTAGGGCTTCAAGACGGAGATGTTGTTGACTATGATAAGTGGCATGTTTATGCTGCCGACTTTGAATTAAATGAAGAGTTACAGTGGGGTCAAAAACAGAACAAAAATCAATCTACCATTATGGTAGAGTCAGGTGAGCACAACGATCAATACCCGATTAAGGTTCCAGAAAACTGTTCTATCCGTGGTGATGAATTCCGCCGAAGTGTTATCAAGCCAGCACCATTAGTTGGAACAAGACTTCCTGGTATCAGTAGTTCTAAGTGGGCTAACACATATTTCTTTAGAGATGCACAGATTGACGGAATTATTGTAACACAATTAAACACTGCGACTGATTATGCAGGTGCAGCAGGCGTTACTATTAGCTCAACTGATAATGACCCAGTTACAAAAACTGTCACTGTTACTGTAGATGCAGGAGTTGTTAGTACTAATTGGATAGGAAAGATTTTCAAAACCAGTGGTACTGTTTCTGCACAAGGTGAAGTTCGAGCAGTAAGCAGCAATACTTTTGCAGTTTCTCTAGCACAGAACGAAGTTAATTTTGAAAAGAGTGCGTACAATTATACAGTAGGTAACACCATTGCTTACGGTGATTGGCATATATACGAGCCGTACAAATACGGATATCATTATCTAAGAGATGCTAGCCGTCCAGTTAATACATTAACTACACAAACTAACAGTGGTGGTTATAACAATGCTGGTGATATTTTATTACTCAACAAAGAATTTATTAAAGCAGAATGTGTTGGGTTCTTAGATACAATATATCCTAGCTATGTATTTGACGAAACTAAGTTCAATAAAGACATAGGATTTGTTATCGATTCAATTGCCTATGACTTAATTAACGGTGGTGATAATCGCACCATCAATGCTGGTGACAGTTATGTAACTACTGCAATTACAGCAACTGTTGCAGTTATTAATCATATTAACACAATTGGTCAACGTATTATTAAGAATCAACAACCTGTTACTTCTTATCAAACAGTTGAAGACCAAGTGTTTACTGATCCAGTTGGCGGAACATTAGTCAGTAGTGGGTCCGATGCTATCTTAGCAGACTTAGTGCAGGCCTGCTCACGCATCGTTAACAACGATCCGGCATTTAACCCTCCTAAGTATAACGACCAGATGGATGTGTTCTTAATGAACGATGCAACCATTAATCGATATATTAGTTGTCAAGGACATGGCGGCTTCATGAAGGTACTTGACCCAGACGGTCAAATTCTTGCTAAGTCTCCATATACCCAAACTGCTTCTAGTTTCTCTAAGAGCAAAAACAGACACGTATTTGCAGGCGGTATGTTTATTGACGGATTCTCCGGCAATACTAAAATGACTCCTGCTAGCATTACGACTGCAACAGGTACAGGCTACCCAGTAAAAATTAATTCAGCATTAACTACTGGCAGCATTGGTCGTCCAAGTGTTGTGCCCGGTGAAGGATTTATACGTCCGCAAGTTCCTTGCTTCTTTGTTCACAGCGGTGTTACATACGAAGTCAGCTTTGTCAGTAACTTTAATCCAACAAATGGTACTGGTAGTTTAAACCTAAATCCGTTACGTCCAGGCGGTATTGCTTCTATTACTAATGCAGGAAATATTGCTACAGGATTTAAAGCCAATGCAGGAACTGTTCCGGTAAGATTCAGTGCTCCAACACAAGCTGGTGGCTTAAATGCAACTGGTACTGCGGTGATCGGAGTGACTGGTAATGTTGCCAGTGTTTCTATATCATTCCCGGGATCAGGATATGCAAACGGTTCGTTCACCTTTGGAACAACTGAAGGTTGCCCAAATATTGTTATCGGTGGTGCTCGAATCAGCTGGACTAGAAATAGTTCAGGTGCAATTACTGGTTACGAAATTATTGACGGCGGCGTCGGATACGCAATCGGAACAGTTATCAACTTCCCAAGTTCCGGTGGCACAAATGCTGCCGCAACAGTGGCTAGTGTAGACGGTAATGGTGCAATTACTGGTATTACTATTAGCACAGAAGGTAGCGGGTATAATTCAGATCCATATGTAACATTTGGTACTGGACTAGCGTATGTGGCCACAATTAAATCTGGGTTTATTGTAACACCGGCACATCCTTTACCAAGCGAGATTACTTTAATCACTGCTGGTAATAGAAGTATGTTGGCTAACGACTTCACACAGATGAATGACTTAGGCTACGGTATTTTTGCAACTAACGGTGGTTTAGTAGAAAACGTTTCCATGTTTACTTACTACTGCTATAGTGCGTACTATTCTTTAAATGGTGCTCAATGTCGTAGTATTGCTGGTTCTACTTCCTACGGTCTAAACGGTCTTAAGTCAGAAGGCAGCGATCCAACTGAAGTGCCAATTGCAGTAAGAAACAAACGTGCTACTAGCCAGATTGCTACAATCACCGCAGCAGGCACATACACAAACAAAGCCGAAGATGCAACCTTGTATGTAACTGGTTTGTCTTACGCACCTATTGCACAGAGTCAACTTGAAGTTAACCATAGCGGAACTGTTGTTCTTTATAATGTTAAGAGTGCGGTACAAGACACATTTGACAGTACTGTGTATTCTCTATCATTAGATGACGGACAAGGACAAGGACTAAGAGCGGCAATTGCTAACGGTGAGAAAGCTACTCTACGTGTATATTACAATCAAGAATTATTAGATGTAAATGCAGCAACATTAAGCCGACCTAGTACTGTATTGACATTAGACGAAGACCCGACATATGTTTATCGTATATTAAAATATACAGACTTAGGTGGAGATACTGCACTTGCAGAAAGTGATACTCCTTACAATTATATCAACTTAACTCCATGGACTGAGAGCAACGGTTTATATAGACAAGGCTTAGGTACACTGACAATTACCAGCGGTGGTGCTGGATTTGGTTCGACTACTACAAATTATACTGCAACAATACCTGCACCAAGTACAGCAGGAACAGCATCAGTTAATGGTACCGCAACAGACACTGATTTAATTACTATCAGTGGTGCAAGCGGAACTATAATGATAGGTAGCCGTGTAACTTTAACATCCGGCGGAACTGATCCTAACGGTGCTGCAACTTATGTAACTTGGGTTAATTCTAGTTCTACACAGGTTAGAGTTGACCGAACATGGACATGGACGAACGGCACTGGATTAACATTCTCCGGAACACAAGCAGTTGGTTACGGAAAAGCTAACAGCAGTGGTCAAATTTTTAAAGTTATTTTAACTAATCAAGGTGCAGGCTACGCCGGAACCAGTGTTAGAAATATCACAATCACCGGAGGTTCTGCTACAGCCACTGTAACAGCCTACCCAGATGGTGAAACTGGTAATAACAGAATTAAAGTTGTTGACATTGACGCTGAAGATCAAGCAAGGATTGGTGCTGGTCTAACTGCAAGTACTCCTTACTATTTTGTGTTTGGTCATGCAGGTAATTTGTATAAAATTACAGACTATATTAACAGCGACGAGACTTATAACGAATGGGGTGAAATTGTTGTTGAGAGAGTCAGTGATGGTTCCGCCCTACAACATCAAGTTTTATCTACAGCATTGAAAGCAGGTATTACAGCTAACCAGGCAGGTGATATCACTGTACGTATTTCTACTATGCGTGTTACTGGACACGACATGTTGAACGTTGGTACAGGCGGCTATGCTGACAGTAAGTATCCAAACGATCTATACGGACCTCCAAACAATCCGCCAGATGCGGCATTAGAAACTCAAGAAGTAGGAAAAGGTCGTGTATACTATGCTACTACTGACCAAGACGGTAACTTCAAAGTTGGTAAGTTCTTTAGTGTTGACCAAGGTCGCGGTACTGTTAGTATCAGTGCTCCGATTAGTTTGACCAATGTAGACGGCATTAGCTTTAAACGTGGTCAAACATTAGTACAGGTGTTTAGCGTTGACGGCACAATGGGCGGCAACAGCAATAACAGTGTTCCAACTGAACGTGCTATTCAAACTTATGTTAATAGCCGTTTAGGCCTAAACCGAAACAATACAACGGCAGGTGTCAGTCCAATCGGTAATGGATTCTTAGATCGTGGAGGCGTTTTAGAAATGCTCGACACTATCAAGATGGGAGACAACCGTATTGTTAACATGGCTGATCCTGTTGCTGATAAAGACGCAACAAACAAACGTTGGACTGAACTTAATTATGTAAACACCAGTGGCGACACTATGGTTGGTACTCTAGTTACACAGAAATTAGAACCAAGTGCAAACTTAACATACGACATTGGTGAGAACGGCAAGCGTTATGTTAATGTATATGCAAACCGATTCCAAGGAACTGCAACTACTGCACAAAGTTTAGATGCTGCTGTTACTATTCAACTGAGCGGCGATGTAACTGGTACTGCAAGTTTTAGCGGATCAGCTGGCATTAATATTGCAACAACTATCTCAGCAAATAGTGTGGCACTTGGAACAGATACTGCTGGTGATTATGTTGCTACTGGTGCAACTAGCGGCTATGGTCTAAGCGGTAGTACAACTGGTGAGACTCAAACATTCACTGTTACTTCTAACGGTACAAGCTCTAATAGTGCAAGTACATTAGTGTTTAGAGACGGCAGTGGTAACTTTAATGCAGGTACTGTTACTGCAACATTTAGCGGTAACATAACCGGTACTCCAACTGTTCCTAGTATCACAAAGAGCGGTACTAACGGAGTTGGAGACATTGGTCAAAGCGACAACTTGTTTGGAACAGTATACGGTACTGCTTACTATGCAAAATACGGTGACTTGGCTGAAAAATATTTGCCAGATGCACACTATGAGCCGGGCACTGTTATGGTGTTTGGAGGTGCAAAAGAAGTTACTGCTGCGGTAGAATTTATGGACCGCAGGATTGCTGGAGTAGTTGCAACCAATCCGGCGTTTAAAATGAATGCCGAATTAGAAGGCGGAATTTTTATTGCACTAACTGGTCGTGTACCATGTAAAGTTGTAGGCAAAGTACGCAAAGGCGATATGTTAATTTCTAGTGGTGCTCCGGGTGTTGCAACTGCTGAAAAGAATCCTGCAATGGGTTCAGTAATTGGCAAAGCATTAGAAGATTATGATGGTCAAACAATTGGCGTCATTGAAGTTGTAGTAGGGAGAATTTAATGGCATTACAATACATCAACACTGGAACAAGTGCAAACAAAGGAGACGGTGACAGTCTCCGAGTAGCATTCCACAAAATTAATCAAAACTTTGCACAAGTTCAAAGTTCCAGTACATCATCTGTTGTTATTAGTGACAGCGGTGAAGTTCCTGCCATTGAATTACAATCATTCGGAGGAACATTTACCTTACCAGGAGACAACTCTACGGCTGTACAACTTTTTGAATTTGATAAAAGAATATACAGGGGTGCCAGCATAGATATCCTAGCCGAGAATCAGACTACTGATACACAAGATTCTGGAAGCAGCTATATGGTAACGTGGAACAGTACTACAAGTCATGTGTTGGGCACAGGAATTGTGAGCTTGTTCGAAAATGGTAGTACTAGCAATGCAAACTGGGATATTGTAGATACATCAATTTATGACAATCGAGTTAGAGTCCAGGCCTATAATGTTTCTGGACTGACTGCTACTAATGTAATTTCGTGGCGTGCTCAAGTAAGTTTGTTTAGGTTATAATATGACAGCACCAGTATGGATTACCAATGCGGGGTTCCTGGGCACGTTAACAGAACGAACTGCTGTTAATATACCATTTTCAGTCGAAGGCACCGGATCTACATTTAGTGTTATCAGCGGGAAGCTTCCAGACGGAATGGTTTTACAATTAGTAACTACCGCTACATCAACTACTACAACTGGGTTTATTATTGGAAACCCTATGAGTGTACCTTCTACAATTAGAAGTCAATTTGTAGTTCGTGCAAAAAATGCACAGGGTGTAGCTGACCGTACTTTTTCAGTAGATGTAACTAGTAATCAAGATCCAGTCTGGGTAACTCCTAGTGGATTTTTAGCAGTAGGAACTAGCGGTGAGTGCTTTGCAGTCAACGAACATATTGTAGATTATCAATTGTCCGCAGTAGCCAATGTCTTGTTTGAAAATATGAAACTAAGGTATTATATTGCAGACGGTGACGGACAACTACCTAAAGGAATAAAACTGAACGAAGACGGTAGACTAACTGGTATCATTGACGAGATAACTGTGCAAGAAGAGCCAGTCGGCGTTTCAGGTAACGGATATGATACTGAAAAATATGATCGTTATCCGTATGATAGTGCTTTCATTATTGAAAATAAAACTAATCGTCCAAAGTACATTAAGAAAATTTATCAATTCTATGTAACTGCAACTGACGGTTTCAATAGTAGTCGTAAATTATTTAAATTGCAAGTAGTTGACGTAAACAGTTTACGTGCAGACACAGGGTATATTTCAGCAGATGCAAGATGTTTCCAAGCAGGAGACAGTTACTTGTATGCACCAGCTTGGTTAAGTCCAGCAAACTTAGGTATTCGTCGTGCTGCTAACTATCAAATTGTTAGGATACAAACATACGATCCGCACCCCGAACTAGGTGCAGTTAATTGGATTTGGGATAATATCAGTGTAAATCCAGAAGTTCGAGCAATTGCTGATACTCAGTATAATACCGGACCTAGTGGTCTTCCTGTAACTGTAAGAGGTGTAGTTGATACATTTGCCGAATTGCCATTAGTTAATACTATCGGTGATTTGTACAATGTATTAGATGAAACTGTCAGCTATGTCTGGAACGGGACAACTTGGGAAAGTGCAGACTTTTTGCCTAAGTATAATCGTGCCGGTATGAGTGAAGTACATTTAAAGAGTGTGTCTAGCTTACCTCAAGTTGGACAATTACTTAGATTAGACACATATGTACCTGATGCAATATACGATACCACTTATACAATTAGTTCAGTAACAGGAACTACTTCAACGTGTGTGATTGGTATTAAACACAGTCCTGTACTTGTAGGCGATACTGTAGTATACGACACTACATTAAGAGACGACATTCCAGACAACACTATTCTATTCATTGGAAGTGAGAGTCAAAAGCCGCCTGGATTTAATTTAAATGAAACGTCCGGAGACTTATACGGACAAATTCCATACATACCTGCATATAGTGAAGATTACAAATTTACTATTAGGATGATTAAAACTGATCCCAAAACTGGAGATCAAAGTAAAAGCGATAGAGTATTTCAATTAAGACTACAAGGCAGTGTAAACACCGATTTACAATGGATTACTACATCCACCGTAGGTACAATTGCAGCAGGATATCAAAGCGAGCTATCAGTAGTAGCACAACATGAGAATTTACCTGACTTAGGAATTCAATATAGGTTTGTAGAAGGTGAATTGCCTGCAGGTTTAGAATTTAAGAATGACGGAAGTATTGTAGGAAAAATTCCTTATGGTGGAACTACTGAAGTTGATTACTATCAACCTACAGAATTTACCATTGACGGTGGCGGAACTACCTTTGATCGTGCATATACGTTCACCGTAGAAGCTACTAATGCTTATCGACTAGCAACAATTGATCAAGAGTTTACAATTCTTATCGGTGATAATGATCCTACTCCGTTTAGCAGTGTGTATATGCGTCCATTTATGGCACGCCAACGCCGAAAAGTCTACAGAGATTTTATTAATAACAGAGATGTATTTGATCCTAAAGTATTATATCGCCCAGCAGACCCTGCATTTGGTTTACAAAAAGATATTCGAATGACTTTAGAATACGGAATTGAAAGATTAAACTTAGCTGAGTATGTAGTAGGGCTACAGAATTATTTTTACAACAAAAGATTTTACTTTGGAGATGTAAAAACAATTCCTGCAGAAGATGAGCAGGGAAATTATGTTTACGATCTAGTATATGTTGATATTATTGACAGTCAAAGCAATATGTTAGGAAAAAGTCCCGATAATATCAGTTTCTTAATTAATCAGGGGCTGGTCAATTTATACAGTAATAGCATCGAAAACTGGCAAAATAGTCTCGAAAGCGTTCAAATATACGGCAAAACTATTAAAGTAGACGAATATTTACGTCCTAGATTTATGAGAACTATTCAACAGGCAACTGGAGCACCGTTAGGCTTTATTAAAGCAATGCCAATTTGTTATGCGTTGCCTGGTGAAGGTTATAAAATTAAAAGAAAGATTGAGCTCAATGGATTTGACTTTAAATTAATTGATTTCGAAGTTGACAGATTAATTATTGATCAAACACTAGATTACAGTGGCGATAAATATCTCAAGTTCCCAATTAAGAATGTTGATGATGTACAACCATTAAATGTGCTGGCTGGTCCAGACGGTATCATTATTACTGACTCTGACGGAAACGCACTACTAGTTGAATAAAAGATGAGCACAATAAGTAATTTACCACCGTTAAACACACTAACCAATGCTGTTCTGATACCAGTAGCAGATACTTCTACCAGACAAACATACTATACAACTGTAGAAACATTAGGAACATTTTTTAGTAGAGAGACCGCGGTAGGTGCAAGCGGTGCTACTGGACCAATTGGATTACGAGGTGCTACGGGCAGCGGATCAACTGGTGCAACAGGTCAAGACGGTTCAACTGGGTCTACAGGTCCAAAAGGTGATATAGGATATCCAGGAGGAACTGGTGCAACCGGGCCGCAAGGTATTCCGGGCACTGCTGCGTTTATGGGTGCTACTGGTGCTACTGGATCTCAAGGTCCTGCTGGCAGTGCAGGTGCTACAGGTAGTCAAGGTGCTACAGGCAGCGGTGCTACTGGTTCTACAGGTGCCCAAGGTGCAACTGGCGAGCAAGGTGCAACAGGACTCCAAGGAATTCCCGGAGTAGCAGCATTCCAAGGTGGCACTGGTTCAACTGGGCCGCAAGGTATTCCCGGACAAGGCGGTACTGGTGCAACTGGTGCTCAAGGATCAACCGGTGCTACTGGCCTACAAGGTGCAACTGGTATTGCTGGAACATTTGCAGGACAAGGTGGCACTGGTTCAACTGGTCCTATTGGTGCTATAGGTGCTACTGGTGAAGGATCTACAGGTGCTACTGGTGAGATTGGACAACCGTTTGTTATTGATGCTGTAGGATATTGGCCAACTCCGTATGATGAAAGAAGTCAGTATGATGATAGGCCGTTCGGTTTTGCATTCTTAGAACTAGGTACTGGCACGTTATATATCAAACAAAACGGAGATGGTAACTGGAGTGCAGGTGCACCATTTGGCGGTGCTGGGGCCACAGGTGCTACAGGACAAGGATCAACTGGTTCAACTGGTATCGGCAGTCCGGGTGCAACTGGATCAGTCGGTGGTACTGGTGCAACTGGAAATTTTGGTGCTACTGGTGCTACAGGTATTCAAGGACCAACTGGTGACTTAGGCACAACAGGTGCTACTGGTCCGTTAGGATCAACAGGTGCTACAGGTAACTTCGGTGCAACTGGTGCAACAGGCCTTCGAGGAGCAACTGGTGCAACTGGGCCGCAAGGATCAACTGGATTAGGTGCTACAGGTGCTACCGGTGCTGAAGGTGCAACTGGTCCAGACGGTGCTACTGGCTCAACTGGGCCAATTGGCGGAGACGGTGCAACGGGTGCAACTGGTATTCAGGGAGAGTTAGGTGCAACGGGTGCAACTGGTATTGGTGCTACAGGATCAACAGGTGCAACTGGTAACCAAGGCGAGCCAGGTGCTACAGGTGCTACTGGCCAAGGTGCTACAGGTGCCACAGGTGCCATCGGAGCAACTGGTGCTACAGGTGCTACAGGGTTGCAGGGCAGCACAGGTGCTACCGGTCCATTAGGTACTACAGGTGCTACTGGTGCTACAGGTGCAACAGGCCCTGCAGGTGCTACCGGAGCAGAAGGACCTAGCATACCAGGAACTACTGGTGCTACAGGTGCAACTGGTCCTGCAGGAGCTACCGGAGCAGTTGGAACACAGGGCAACCAAGGAGCTTCTGGAGCAACTGGTGCTACTGGTCCTGCTGGAAAATATATTACTACTGCTACTCTAACTTCTAGCAATACCATAATTGAATTTACACTAAACGATGCTTCTGTAATCAGCGTTGGTCCTATAACTGGTGCTACTGGCCCATCAGGTTCAACTGGTGCTACTGGAGCAGAAGGTGTAATGGGATCAACCGGTGCAACTGGCCCAGATGGTGCAACTGGTCCAATCGGTTCTACAGGTGCAACCGGAGCTATGGGGGCTACAGGACCAGAAGGACCTATTGGACTTACTGGTAGTTCGGGTGCTACCGGGTTGTCGGGCTCTACCGGACCGGCTGGATTTGATGGTGCTACAGGTGCAACTGGTGCTCAAGGATCAACTGGTGCTACTGGGGCTCAAGGTGCTACTGGTGCTGATGGTTTAACTGGTGCTACTGGTGCGAGTAATGCACAGGCAGCAGCTTTAGAAATTGTACCGTATGTAGGCGGGTTTAGTTATTTTGCAAAAGGATATGAAGATAATATTACTGCCACAATTGTTGCAAGAGATGACTTGGGCGATATTAGAGGATCATTCTTTAGAGGAACTGCTACTGTTGCAGTATATGCTGACTTGGCAGAAAAGTATCTAGCAGACCAGGAATACTCAGTTGGTACAGTTATGATGATAGGCGGTGTTGCAGAAGTTACTGCAATAACTACTAGCGACTGTTATGTTATTGGCGTAGTGTCCGGCAAGCCTGCATACATGATGAACAGCGAATTAGAAGGCGGTACATACATTGCTTTAACTGGGCGTGTACCAGTTAAGGTAGAAGGATACGTGTTAAAAGGAGAACCTATTTGGCCGTACATGGATGGCAAAGGCAGCACAGAAAGCAATGGTCGACAGCCATTTGCATTTGCGTTAGAAAGCGGATCAGGCATTGTGGAGTGTTTAGTTAAATGAGTACCATTAGTAATCTACCTGTTATTGGTTCAATAACAACGGCAACTAGTATGCCTGTTGCTGATGGCAACCTAACAAAACAAATGACTGTAGGACAGTTAGGCGAATTCATTAATAATGAACTAGTCACATTTAATGTGTCAACTGCAACTACCAGCACTATTGGTGGGATTAAAATTGGCGATGGCTTAAATGTTGACCAAGAAGGATTTTTAAATGTAACAACTGTAGCTACTACTGCAACTACTTCTACTCTAGGAACAATTATAGTAGGCAACGGCTTAGAAATCGTTGAAGGTGTAGTCAATGTAGTTTCAATGGGTGCAACAGGTGCTCGTGGTGCAACTGGCACTAGAGGATCAACTGGTGCAACTGGACCTAGGTTAACTGCGGTAATTTCAACATCAAGACCGTTAGTGGCTGCTGCTGGAGATATGTGGCTTGACACTCAAGAAACAGGTCAACTGTTTACTTACAATGGAACGGTTTGGGTGTCAGCAAGCCCAGGAGGATCAGTTGGAGAAACAGGATCAACTGGTGCGGCTGGTGCTTCGGGTGCAACTGGATATCAAGGTGCAACCGGTGCTACAGGATTTACCGGCGGCCCAGGTGCAACTGGTTTAACAGGTGCTACAGGTGCTCAGGGTATTCCAGGTACTGCGGCCTTTATGGGGTCTACTGGGGCAAGCGGATTACCAGGAGTTGACGGTGCAACAGGTGCAACTGGACCTGCAGGAGATTCCGGAGCTGGATACGAAGGATTAACTTCTACTTCAACTCATGAAATTAGTGCAGGCATTAAAACATTTGTTCTTAATAAACTTTCAACTGAAACTGCATTTACAGTAGGTAGTTCTGTAAAGATAACACCAGTAGGAGTTGATGGAACTTTTGGTCTCGGTGGCTTTATCAATACCTTGACCGGAAACACATTATCTCTTAATGTAACTGCGTTCACTGGCTCCGGTACATATTCAAACTGGACATTTACAATTTCCGGAAGACAGGGATCAACAGGTGCAACTGGACCTCAAGGAGCAACTGGTGCAGGTGCTACTGGTGCTCAAGGTGATATTGGATCAACAGGTGCTACTGGTGCTCAAGGAGCAACTGGTGCAGGTGCTACGGGTGCTACTGGACAAATTGGTTCTACTGGTTCTACTGGTGCTACAGGGCCGCAAGGGGCTACTGGTGCAGGTGCTACGGGTGCTACTGGACAAATTGGTTCTACCGGTTCTACAGGTGCAACTGGTGCTACAGGATTACAAGGCAGTACAGGTTCGACTGGACCTCAAGGATCTACTGGATCTACCGGTCTCCAAGGTGCTACTGGTGTTCAAGGAATTCCTGGAACATTTGCGGGCCAAGGAGCAACAGGTGCTCAAGGTGAAATTGGATCAACAGGTGCTACTGGTCTGCAAGGCAGCACAGGATCAACAGGACCGCAGGGAACTGAGGGAAATATCGGTGCAACTGGTGCTCAAGGTGCTACTGGAGCAACAGGGTTTGGTGCTACAGGTGCTCAAGGCGGTACTGGTGCTACTGGTGCTACTGGTGCTACCGGTCCTGCAGGTGCTACTGGAAGTGGTGCTACTGGTGCTACTGGAGCACAAGGTGCTACTGGAGAAATTGGACCAAACGGAGCAACAGGGTTTGGTGCTACAGGTGCTACAGGATTAACTGGAACTACAGGTGCTACAGGTGCTACAGGACCAATTGGATTTCAAGGCTCGTCGGGTGCTACAGGTGCTACAGGTATTCAAGGTGGAACTGGTGCTACTGGTAGCGGCGGAACAGGGGCAACTGGATTCCAGGGGTCTTCTGGATCAACAGGTGCTTCCGGCTTACAAGGGTCAACTGGTGCAGTAGGTTCTAGAGGATCAACAGGTGCAACCGGATTGGAAGGAGCAACAGGTGCAACTGGCCCAGGTGCAACAGGTGCAACTGGATCTTTTGGGTCAACAGGTGCAACTGGAATACACGGATCAACAGGTGCTACTGGATTGTGGGGATCAACAGGTGCCACTGGACAATTTGGTGCTACTGGTTTAGGGTTTGCTAGCTTAGTATCAACGAGCAGTGTGGCATTTACTTCAACTACAATGGTATTCACTGTAAATTTAGCAAATACTCAAACAGCATATGGTCCTAATTCTAGAGTTAGATTACTTGCATTAGATAACCTTGCATTTGGTGCAGATGCATATATAAATTGGTATACTGGAACAAATATAGCAATTACGCCATATAGCGTATCCGGAGTAGGAACTTTTTCAAACTGGGTTATTACATTAACTGGTGCAAGAGGATTTACTGGATTAACAGGTGCGACCGGTCCTGCTGGTGCAACTGGTGCTATTGCAAATCCGTTAACCAGTATCTTTACTATTACAAATACAACCAGTGCAACTTCAACAAATAGCGGAGCATTGCAGGTAGTAGGCGGTGCAGGTATCGGCGGCAACTTACATGTTGGTGGCAATGTTGTTATGCCAACAAGACCAGCGTTCCGTGTTGAAGGTACTGGAGGACCCATTAATTCTGTAACTACATTAACTAATACTATCTTTACTGTAGATTATCAACAAGGAACCTCATTGAATACATCGACTGGTATATTCACAGCACCAGTTGCTGGATTATATTCAACTCATTTAGTTATGCGAACAAGCAGTAACTCGTCAAGCACTATCAGTCAGGCTATCGTTTATAAAAATAGTTCTACAGCTTTATGTATGTTAGAATTTGGAGCCAATACAACAATGAACCATGCAGGTGTTAGTACCATTGCTAAGTTAGCAGCAGGCGACACAATGAAAGTAGTAGTAACGGTAGGAACATTGTCGTTTGATGCTAACGATAACTGGTCTGTAGCTTACATAGGATAAAACATGGCAATAAATTTTCCATCAAGCCCAACAGCCGGTCAGGTTTATACTTACAACGGCAGTCTATGGGTTTACAACAGTACATCAACGGCATGGGTTGCAGGTCCATTACCTAGGGGTGCAACCGGTGCTACTGGTATTCCGGGTGCAACAGGACCTAGAGGTTTAGACGGAACTGTAGCGTTTGCAGGTTCTACAGGTGCTACTGGACAAAGTGGATCAGCAGGGCCTGCTGGTGCTACTGGCGTACAGGGAATTCCTGGAACTGCGGCTGCACAAGGCAGCACAGGATCTGCTGGTGCTACTGGCCCACAAGGAGCAACTGGACCGCAAGGAGCAATTGGAGCAAGTGGTGCCGGATACGAAGGATTAACTTCTACTTCAACTCACTCAATCAGTACAGGTATTAAAACATTTGTTCTTAATAAACTTGACACCGAAACTGCATTTGTTGCAGGTAGTTCTGTAAAGATAACACCAGTTGGGGCAGATAGCTCATTTGGTCTTGGCGGATTTATTAACACCTTAACTGGAAACACATTATTAATTAATGTCACTGCATTCACCGGAACTGGTACATACTCAGACTGGACGTTTACAATCTCTGGAAGACAAGGTGCTACCGGTGCTACCGGAATAGGTGCTACTGGATTAGATGGTGCAACTGGTCTAAGAGGAGCAACAGGTGCCACTGGTATTACTGGAGCAACGGGTCAAATAGGCCTAACTGGATCAACTGGTCTAATTGGGGCGACAGGTAATTTAGGTGCAACCGGTGCTGTTACTGTAGTAGGCAATACTTACACTGTTCAAACTCTGTATATCTCAACTTTAACGGTTACCGGAGTAAGCACTGCTGCAACTATTCAATCAGGTAACGATCTTAATTTACGTGCTGCTGGACAAATTACTGTCAACAGTCCTTTTGTATTAACTACTGCGACTACTGCACAATTATCTGCGTTAGGTGCAATTACAAGGCAAGGTGCAATACTTTATGTAGTAGATGCAGCGGGTGGTGGCCAGCCTTGTTTCTATGACGGAGCCAATTGGAGACTATTCACTGATAGAACAGTGATATCGTAAGGAATGTCAATGTTACGAAAATATTATGTCGTAGTTGAAAATCCAAATGATAAGCCCAGCGTTCATGCAGATTTAACTACGGATTATTCAGATGAGGCAATTCCAGAACGTGCTGTAGAAATCATTAACCCGATGACACACAGTGAGCACAATTCTACTGTGATGTTAACTGACGAAGAAGCAGCGGCACTGATGTCTGATCTTAGGATCAAAGAAGTTCATAGAGACCCTATTGAAATGGGCGTTAAGAAAAGAACAACAGGTATTAGAACAGGTATTTTTAACAAATCAATCGAACCTTTTCAGACTTCAAAAAATTGGGGACTAGTTAGAGGACTAAGCACTGTGACTAATTTTCCAACAGGATATAGTTCTAGTACTGGTCCATTTACTTTTAATCTAAATGGCGGTGGAGTTGATATAATTATTATTGATACAGGTGTTGAACCTAACCATCCAGAATTTGCAGTTAACACAGATGGCACTGGCGGTAGTAGAGTAATTGATTATGATTGGACTCAACATGGTATTATTGCTTCGGCACCCACCGGCGGGTTTTTAGGGGACTGTGACGGGCACGGTTCAAACTGTGCGAGTATTGCGGCGGGTAACACACAAGGTTGGGCACCGGGTGCTAATATCTACAGTTTAAGATCTGTAGGTTCAGGTGCTACTACAGAACGTGATATTACTGACAATAGGGTATTAGGACTGTTAGATGATTTTGAAGTCTGGCAAACTATTAGAGCATTCCACATAGCCAAAGCTGTAGACCCTGCAACTGGCTATAAGCGTCCAACTATTGTTAATTGCAGTTTTGGTTTCTTTTCCAGTTACACGAGATTAACAGGTATTAGATATCGTAACACTAACTATGCAGTATCAACTACTACTGCTGCATACGGAACTATCGGAATCCCCGAAGGTGGCATAGGTGTACACGGATATTTCTATCCTGCACTAAATGCAGAAATAGAAAGTTGTATAAATGCTGGAGTTATTGTAGTGGCTGCTGCCGGTAACGATCGTCATAAAATTGATGTTAGCGGTGGTCTTGATTACAATAACTACTGGACTGAATATACAGGTTTTACTTATTACTATCACAGAGGAGCAACACCTGCAGGTACTAATGGTGTAATCTGTGTCGGTGCAATTGCAGCATTTGCAACTGCTTCGGTTAATCCCGAGCATAAAAGAGAATTCAGTTGTACCGGTCCTGGAGTAGATATTTGGGCACCAGGAGATTATATTATGGGTGCTTACGCAAACAGTGCATATGCATATCCTGCTGTAGCAGATCCTAGAAATTCTAATTATTATCTAAATGCCATATCTGGCACTAGTCAAGCCGCTCCACAAGTTGTAGGTGCACTGGCTTGTGTATTACAGGCAAGGCCTTGGATGAATCAACAACAATGTTTAAATTGGACAACTTCTACGGCCAGCACATGGAAAGTTAACGAAAGTTACTACGGTGGTTCAGGATACACTAACTGGGGCAGCTTACAAGGCGGGCCAGCAAAAGCATTATACCAGATTTTTAATTCTGCAACACCCCTTACAATCTTCGGATAAATATCTACTGTTCTTAGAGAGAAACATATGTCAAGCACCGTAACCAATTTTAGTAACAATATCAACGTTTTATACCCTGTACCAGGAGTAGACAATGATACCCAAGGTTTTCGAGATAATTTTGCCAGCATTAAAAATGCACTGCAATCTGCTGCTCAAGAATTATCTCAACTAGAATTAACTTCTGTAAAACTAAACGATGTAAATGACTACGGTTACGAAGGCAGTATATATCGCGGAGTCCTCAAAGCTACTGGAGTTGCAGGAACATTGCTTGAAGATATATCATCAAGTACGCAGATAAACTATCAATTAGGCGGCTATCATAAAGTCACAGTTGACGGGGCTGCAACTTTGACAGTGACTAACTGGCCGTCGGACAGCAACATATATTCAACAGTAAGGTTTGAAATTTTAAACGCAACTACTTCCACAGGATCTATTAATTTTACACAAGGTAGTAATACGTTGAAGAAAGAAGCAAGTCTAACATTACCTCACATTCTAGGAACTAATACAGAAGTATCTCATGTATTTGAAATATCAACTGCCGATGCAGGAGACACTGTATTCATAAAATTTATCGGCACATATACTAATGTTTAATCCGTTACTGGCCAATCCTGCAGATTTAAAAGATACAGAATTAGAAGAAAGAATTTTGGATCTAACTAGAAAGTATGGTATTGCGGCCAGAACAGGAATGAATCAGGTATTACCACAAATTATTGTTGTACTCAATACCTATAGAGAAGAAATGGCCAAACGAAATCAAGCTGCCCTGCAGGGTGCAACTAAAAAGAACAATGGCAATCTTGATGACTTGATTAACGTAGACTAATATGTTAAACTTGTTAAATGAGATCTGACAACTACGGGCAGTTAATACTAAACACAGACGATGCATTTAAGGCATTGTATTCTGGTAAAATCAAAAATCTCGATAAGATTTTATTTGACAATACTGCTGAAATTAAACAATTCAATACCGCTGTTAAGGAAAACTTTGAGGATACTCCTCTTTTAAAGATTTACCAAGAACCTACTGATATTGATTCTAAAGAGCTTTTCGACGAAGCTAATCAATGCGATTGGTTTATGCCTAACGAATACTCTAACTTTCCTATTGTAGATTGGTTATACGAGCAGTGTGCGACTGAATCCGAAAAGGCTAGGGTAGACGAAGAATTAACTCTGTTTATCCAGCATGGCATGTTCGACTTGTTATTTTATCTTAAATACTTAGTAGACACCATGCGTGAACATCAAATAGTGTGGGGTGTAGGCAGGGGCAGTAGTGTGGCCAGTTATGTGCTGTACCTAATAGGTATCCATAAAGTAGACAGTATCAAATACAAACTCGATATACATGAGTTTTTAAAATAAGGAGTCAAAAATGACACGTAAAGTATATAGAACAATGAAGGGCAAAGAAGTCGACATGGATCAGCTTCTAGAAAAAAATCAACTAATGCCAGCAGTTGGTAATGTACGAATGAACGCCCGAGGTGACGAACTGGGCCCAGGTGGCAGAATTGTCAAGAAGCGTGAAGACACCATTAATTCATATTACGAAAGTAATCCAAATGCCACTATGAATAAAGGTAAAAAATGAAAGTTGTAGGTAAGATTGTTCCTATTCGAGACAAGGTACTTGTTTCGGATATGAATTTTGATAGTCAGAAAACTTTTTCAGGTATTATCATTCCTAGTGATAACGGTAAGGTGCAGGGAATTCATCCTCGTTGGGCTAAGGTGTTTGCTATCGGGCCTGAACAAAAAGAAGTTAAAGTTGGCGAATGGATTCTTATAGAGCACGGTCGTTGGACTAGAAGCATTGAGTACGAACTTGAAGATGGCGAAATGATCGAGTTGCGTATGGTAGATAATAATGCTATACTAATGTCAAGTGATGATATGCCGAATGATGCTCTATTTGCCTTCCAAGTGGGAGCACCGGCTGAAAATACTTCTAATGTAGGAAAATAATGACAAATCCATTTCGTGACCAAGAGAAATTTATGCGGGCCTGCGATCAAAGCGTCGAAGGCTTTAATCAAGAACAATTTAAACTCTATCTTAATCTTATGGAAGAAGAGTGGAAAGAACTTCGTGTTGCCATTGACAATAACGACAATGTAGAAACATTAGATGCACTACTAGACTTTATTGTTGTCACAGTCGGTGCTATCCATAGTGCAGGATTTGACGGAGAAGGCGGTTGGAAAGAAGTTATGCGTACTAACTTTGCTAAGATTGATAGCGAAACAGGCAAAGTACGTAAGCGTGAAGATGGTAAGGTTTTAAAACCTATTGGTTGGACTCCACCAGATCTTAAACCGTTCGTGCAATAACACCAAAGGGTCTTGACAGACCCTTTTTTAATCTATAAAATATCTACATGGGCTATAAACATTCTTACGATATTATCGAAGCTATTACTCAAATTCGTGCAGCAGCACGAGAATGCAGCAATCCACGCAACGACGGATTTGTTGCGTGGGGTGTTAAACAAGATTTATATCAACTTAAATGGCAATTAGATAAGCTATTAAAAGAATGTCCAACGTTTAGCCCAGAAGAGGAATGGTTACATGAGCAAGAGCAAAAACGGATCATTGAAATCCTCAAAACAACCAATTGACTATGAAGAATTTATGGCTGGACTTATAAACGACCCAGTGAAGTTGAAAGAATTCTTGCGTAAAGTTACGGGTCCTCCTAAAAGAACGTTGGAAGGCAAAGAACGAGAACAAACACTGTTATTATTAGCAATGATGGAACCTTACGAGGTCTCAAATAATCAGATTAGTTGGACAAGTTGTTATATGATCGGCGATAAAGACTACCACGTGACATCTCTGAATGGCTTCGAAGATATTGTAGATCTAATGTTACCAGATGATTAATATTCAAATACCATTTGATACTATAGTACAATATAGAAAACTTGATTTTATGAAACTTTATCACGCTAGTAATCATGCAATACAACTTGCAGAATGGTGCAAGGATCAAGGACTTATAATGGGACTAGACTTTGAATGGGCTGTTTTGCAAGCCGAAGAGAAAATTGTTTTTAATTTTATGAATAACGGAGAGAAACATTCTACTATGTTCGCTTTAAAATTTGGAGGTGGAAATGCAGTGTAATATCTGTCGAAAAGAAATTGAATTAACTTGCGACTATAATCAAGGACGGTGCCCGCATCGTCCCGCTATGTTAACAAACTATCATTTTAGATTTTACAATCTAATACAATCAATCAAAGGATTATTTAAACGTGGAAATTGAAGTTCAACCTAAAGATACTAGCAAGGGACATTTTTATGTTAGCCTTGTAAAAAGTTTTACCCGCATTGTAGCAGGTGGCTGTTTGATTACAGGTAATTTGCTAATGGCAGGTGTTTGTTTTATAATGGCAGAAGTGTTAGGCATTGTTGAGGAACTAGTATGATCTTCAACAAAATACAAGAGCTTAAAAAGCAAGGAATGAAGATTGGCATTACCTTTAGCCAATTTGATATGCTACATGCAGGCCATATTGCTATGCTAAGTGAAGCTCGCAATCACTGCGATTACCTTATTGCAGGGTTACAAAACAATGCCAAGTGGGATCGTCCAGAAAAGAATGAGCCAATACAAAGCATTGTAGAACGGCAAATTCAGTTGGCTGCAACTCGCTATGTTGACGAAATTGTGGTGTATAATACTGAAAAAGACCTAGAAGATCTCTTGCTCATTTTACCAATTGATGTTAGAATATTAGGTATAGAGTACAAAGAGAAAGAATTTACTGGTAAAGCTATTTGCTTACAAAGAGGCATTAACTTAGTTTTTAACGGTAGAGACCACAGTTTTAGTTCCAGCAGTCTACGCAAGCGTGTGGCAGAAGCAGAAAGCAAAAAATGAAAATCCAATTAGCATCAGATCTCCACTTAGAGTTTCATGATCTGAACCTCCAGAACCAAAATGGTGCGGACGTTTTGGTGCTGTCTGGCGACATTTGTACAGCACAAGATCTTCATGACCATCCTGCGGCTCAGTTTGATCCCTGGAGTCCCGGTGCATTAGAAGATCTTAAGCGTCAAGCAGGCAAAGCACAAAGATTCCGAGATTTCTTTAAGCGTGTTAGTTTTCAATTCCCGCATGTTATCTATGTGATGGGTAATCACGAACACTATCACGGTAAATTCGATCGAAGTGCAAAATATTTGAGAGATGAATTTACGAAAATGGGTCTGACCAATGTGCATCTGTTGGATAATAACACTAAAGAAATTGACGGTGTTTATTTCATAGGCGGTACACTTTGGACTGACATGAACAATCACGATGCTCTTACTCTGTATCATATTGAGCATATGATGAACGACTTTAAAGTCATTCGTATTGCTAATGAGAACTTTAGAAAGTTCTTACCCAAGCGAGCTGTGGTTGAGCATATTAAGACCAAGCAGTACATTCAAACTGTTGTACAAGGCCTGCCTCAAGATGCTAAAGTAGTTGTATGTACTCACCATGCTCCTACGTTTCTCAGCATAGGAGATCGGTACAAAGATGACACATTGATGAACGGTGGATATGCCAGCAATCTGAGTGAGTTTATTCTAGATCATCCTAGGATTAAGGCTTGGACTCATGGTCACATGCATCAACAGTTTGACTATATGGTAGGGGATACTAGAGTTGTCTGCAACCCTAGAGGTTATCCAGGTGAAGTAGAATTTGACGATAACTTTATTTTTGAGGTGTAAAATGGGTGATGATGAACTAGAACCGTATGAGGTGTTTGCTGAACAAATGGAAACTCGCTTTCCAAAAATGTTCGAAGAGGGCTACGGAGGTTTTTGCTGTGGTGAAGGCTGGTGGCCCATTCTTGAAGCATTGTGTGTTAATATTCAGGGTCATATCGATTGGAAGAATAAGACTCGTGCTCAATTGCTAGAAGACAATCCGTATAATCACACTATTCCAGACGAAGTAGCACAAGTTGTAGTTCGTCAAATTAAAGAAAAATTTGGCGGACTACGTTTCTACTACGATGGTGGAGACGATGAAATCAGCGGAATGGTAAGGATGGCAGAGAGCTGGGCAGAAAGAGCTTGTGAAGATTGCGGTTCACCTGCTACTAAACAAACATCCGGTTGGATTAAAAATGTATGTGATAAACATTTTGAAGAACACGAAGCCAAACGTAAAGCAAGGTTTGAAGAATGAAATTACTCTGTGACGACTATAAAGAAGTTTATGTGTGGGTCGACGACCTGGACGAGGATCACGAATTAAGTCCGCACTTCGATTACGAAGAAGACGCAATTCGCTGGCGTGATAGAATGAAACAAGAACTACTGAGAGAAAAGAAATGAAAATTGGTCTGAGTTATAGCCGATGCGTTCGCGATATTGTAGATGGTGTTGTGGACATTGACGATGTCTTAATCATTATTGCTCGTACTGATTTTGATCCGCATGATGACGCCCAGTGGCAAGGCATTTGGAATGGTTACGGCGGTGGCGGTCCGAACATGAGTTCATTTAGCGGATTCAGTCGCAGTGCCCCAGAATGGGCAGGCTACACTGATGAAGATCAGTTTCGCAGTGTGTCCATTGAGCTGTGGGAATCCGGCAAGTTCCATCAGCCCCGTAAGTTTGGAGCTCATCCTACACGCCGTCCTGAAATTTGGCTAGAAGCAGTTCTGCCAAGTAGTGAACTGGAGTCAAATCCAGTCGCTAAGAAAGCGTGGGATAACTTCCAAATCATTGCTGGACTAACCAGTGTAAATTTAGATAAGGAATACAAATGAGTTACGGTCAAGTATACGCGGCAGAAGAGTCAACTGTAGACTACAGAATTGAATCTGCAATACAAAAAAAGAAAGTTAAGCGACCAGGGTTTATTAAACGCTGGTTTGCAAAAATAAGTCGCGAAGTATGGGAAGATGAGAAACGTCAGAATCAAGAACGTGAATCGGCAAATAAAATAAATCGACTATCCGGTTCCTTAATAAGTGTAGGTCCTCCAAGTATTGATCAGCCAGAACGTGCAATTCAGTTTACTGTTTATAATGCCAACGGTGGTAGAGTTATAGAGACACGCCGCTATGATAAAAAGACAGATCGCAGTTCAAACGGTCTCTATGTTATTAATAACGATGCAGACTTCGGCAAAGAAATTGACAAAATTATCACTATGGAAACATTGAAATCATGAGCAAAGAACTCTGGGTAGAAAAATATAGGCCGAAAACTGTTGACGGTTATGTATTCAAAGATGCACAACAACGCCGGCAGGTCAATACTTGGATTAAAGACAAAAGTATCCCTCATCTATTACTCAGTGGTACTGCTGGCATTGGCAAGACCACAATGGCTAAACTATTAATCAATGAGTTAGGCATTGAAGAATTTGATGTGTTAGAGATCAACGCTAGTCGTACTAACTCAGTTGAAGATGTTCGAGACAAAATTACAAACTTTGTTTCGATGATTCCTTTTGGACCTTTTAAAGTTGTATTACTTGATGAAGCAGATTATCTTACACCTAATGCACAAGCTGCCCTCCGTGGAGTCATGGAGCAGTTTGCTTCGACCGCTCGTTTCATACTTACTTGCAATTATCCTGCTCGTATTATCCCTGCTATCCACAGTAGATGTCAAGGATTCCACATCGACAGAGTTGATCAAACTGAGTTCACCGGACGAGTTGCGGTCATCCTGGTAGAAGAGAATATCGAATTTGAGTTAGACGATCTTGATACTTTTGTCAAAGCCACTTATCCAGACTTGCGTAAATGTATTAATACTGTACAACAGCATGTGCAAGGCGGACAATTGGTTAAGCCAACATCAGAAACTTCCACTACATCGGATTGGAAGATTGATATGGTTGATCTCTTTAAAAAGAAAAAGTTCAAAGAAGCAAGGACACTAGTATGTAGTAAAGCAAGGCCTGAAGAGATTGATGAGATCTTTAGATGGCTTTACGATAACTTAGATTTGTTTAGCACTGACGAAGATACTAAAGATGCTGCCATCCTTATTATTAAACAAGGACTAGTCGACCACACTATTATTGCAGATCCAGAGATTAATCTGGCAGCAACTATAATTAAATTAGCTAGAATACAATAAAGAAATCAGGTAGTGTGCAGGCCGGATAAACGGTTACACTACCTGATCGTACGATTTATGTTTAGCGAATGTGGTGTTTATTCGTTATCTGATTCCTTATAGATCTTTAATACTTCTCGAACTACAGGGTGACGCTCAACGTCTTTTGTCTCAAACCTTGCCATCGCAATCATACGATACTCACCTCCTTGGGCGTATAAACTGCAAAATTCTAGCAAGCCGTTCTCTCTAGGACGGTCCGCTTGATTCAAATCTCCTGTGACTACCATGCGACTGTTGTCGCCTAATCTAGTTAATAACATTTTCATCTGTGACGGTGTGGCGTTTTGCATTTCGTCAGCAATGACAAAGGCGTTCTTAAAGGTTCTGCCTCGCATATAAGCTAACGGCGATATTTCAATCGCTCCATCCTCTAGCATTTCTGCTATTTCTTTTGGATGGTAATACTCCTCAAATACATCGAAAATGGGCCTTGTCCAAGGTGCCATCTTAGCATTCAAATCACCCGGTAAGAAACCGTGTTCCTCATCCACGCTAACCGCAGGTCTGGTTACAATGATTTTACTGATTGCACCTTCTTTAAACAACTTAATAGCCATTTGAACGGCTAGCATAGTTTTACCCGTGCCGGCTGGACCGATAGCAAAAATGATGTATTTTCGAGGATTTTTCAGCAGTTCTAAGTATGTTTCCTGCGATAAATTTCGCGGAACTATATTGACCTGTGTTTTCTTACGCAGATATTGATTCATTTGAATCAGATTTTGACCTTGTTCAGGACGAGCCATTACTCTTTCCTTACGTTTTGCTCTAGACAAATTATGCCTCCTTTGTGAGCGACCTGCACAGATATTTACTCAAGAGTATAAAAAAGCTAATCAAATAGGGTTCTTTCGAATCGTATAAATATTACAAAGAGAACCCCTATGCACGATATTGTAGATATTATTAAAAACGTACAGACTCTAAGCTCTAACGACACTGCGTTTCAAATCCTAAAAGACTTTGAACGTGTAATCGACGAGTTAGATATCTATGTGTTTAAAAACTGGGAAGACGGTGAACTAATCGAAGGTCCTACTGTAAACAGGTATTCGGTTACCTGCAAGTTTATGTGGCCTCGTGAAGAGATGCCCGATCCTAGTGGCGGAGAAAGATTGTTAGACTACGGTTGTAAAATCACCTATCAGAAAGACAATCTGCTTGTTCCTAGAAAAGTATACAGTCCAGATGATTTTAGACCTAATACTAAAAAAGGAAAACTAGATGCACATCCTGTTTGGATTGTGACTATTACTATTCCTAAAAAATTAATGCAGGATATCTTCCAAGGACATGAAGATAAAGAGAATAGTGCGTTAGCAGATTCTCTAAAATACGAACAGTTGCAGCAAGCGAATCAAGCGGCTGTAGCTGGTGGTGGGGAAGAAGCCGCGGCAGGCGGCGAAGTTGCAGGAGGAGCACCTAATGAAGCACCGGTTGTTTGAAGGTCTTAGAAGAGGTGATCTGCAAGGATTTGTAGATACAACTTTTACTATTGATCAATATACTAGCAAAATGGGACAAGACTCCGATGTGTTAGTTTTAGGATTCAAAGTTAACGATAAGCATCCTGCTATCGATTTAATGGAATTTATTGAAAAGGGTTATCCTTTTGTACTGGATGCTGACATGAGCAGCGGAGAAGAAAAGGATGGCAAATATCAAGTGTTTGTAGAAATACAAAGAACTAAACATTTGCCTGGACAAATTAGAGATTTGTTAAGTGGTGTTGGACAACTAGTCGACAGTGTTGATTGGAGATACCGATATCATAAAGGCGGAAAAAGCAGAGCATTTAGCGAACAGGCAATCCAAGAAGACATTCCGTTGTCTGAAGAAGATTACAGAAATAAAATGCTAGAAATTAAAGGAGACGCTATTAAAGAATTCTTTGATAAAACTCCGTTTGATTCTGTAAAAATTGACGAGAATCACAGCGTTACTATTTCTAAGCCGTTTTCAGGATCTGTTAATTTAGAACTATTAGCAATGGGTCCGTATCAAGAAATACAAGATAGCTTACAAGGTGCTATTCAGTTAGACGAAGCTAGTCAAAGCCAGGTTAATTTCTTAGAAAAATATTTAGGTCCTTACGAAATACATAAAATTAATGATAAATTTTTAGTTCGTAATGGAGACACTGCATTAGTTTTTAAAAAGGAACGATGGTAATGGATCAAGAAGAATGCCCAAAATGCGGCGGAAAACATAAGAGGTAATAATGAGCTTTACATTTGATTTTAAAAAAGAACATCTAGCAGAAATGATTCACGGTAATCCGTATGTGGATCAATGGTATGATGCATTGTGTGCAATTTTGCCAGAGTATCAGATCAACACACCGGAGCGTGTAGCAGCGTTTGTTGCTCAATGTGCTCATGAAAGCGGCGGCTTCAGAGCATTAAAAGAAAACTTAAACTATCGTGCAGTGACTCTAAGAAAAGTATTTCCTAAATATTTTCCTTCAGATGAATTAGCTGCACGGTATGCAAACAAGCAAGAAGCAATTGCTAATAGAGTGTATGCTAATCGTATGGGTAACGGCGACGAAGCAAGCGGTGACGGATTCCGTTACTGCGGTCGTGGGTTGATTCAGTTAACTGGTAAAGAAAACTATTCTTGGTTTGCAGCCAGTTTAGAAATGTCAGTTGAAGAAGTCCCTGAATACCTAGCAACATTTGAAGGTGCTGTACAATCGGCATGTTGGTTCTGGGAAAGCACTGGATTGAATAAAGAAGCGGATGCTGGCGATATCAAAACAATGACCAAAAAAATCAACGGCGGTTTTATTGGTCTCGAAGATCGCATTAAACATTACAATCACGCCCTACATGTACTAGGAGCTTAATATGTGGCAATTAACTTGGATGCTGGGCCTGTTACCTGATTGGTTTTGGGCATTAGTATTAATAGCAGGCGTGCTAGCAGTGTTGGCATCATTTGTTCTCAAGTTTATTCCGTTTGTTTCTACATACCGCTTGCCTTTACAGGTTGGCGGTATTTTAGCTTTGTTAGTGGGCGTTTACTTCCAAGGAGTAATTGCCAATGAAGCAAAGTGGGAAGCACGAGTAAAAGAATTAGAAGCTAAGTTAGTAATAGCCGAACAAGAAAGTAAACAGACAAATACTATTATACAAGAAAAGATTGTAAAACAGAAAGAGTTTGTCAAAGGCAAGACTGAATATATTACAAAATACATTGATAAAGAAATTATCAAGAAAGAAGAAATTGTCAAATATATCGAAACTTGTCCAGTTCCAAAAGAAATTATCGAGTTACACAATGCTGCTACTGAAATGAATAAAGCCGCAGAAGGAGCTAAGAAATGAAATACGGTATTTTAGCACTTGTATTTTTTCTGTCAGCGTGTTCCACTGCGGTACCCGTAAAACAAAAATGGCCTGAAGCACCTAAAGAACTTTTAGAAAAGTGTCAGGCTTTACAAAAAGCAGACCCATCAAAGCCTGCTATAACAGATTTGCTAAAAACTGTAGTAGAGAATTACGGACTTTATTATCAATGCAGTTTAAAGGTAGAAGGTTGGAATGAATGGTACACTGAGCAGAAACGAATATTTGATAATTCAAATAAATAATTAACACTACACTTATTAGGAGCGACAATGTCAGAAGTAAAACCACTATCACGTTCAGAGCGTGAAGCAAAGATTAAAGATAAAGCAGGATTCGTAATTGTTATCCTTGCTGCTATCTTAGCCATCAGCACTATGATCGGCGGACAGAACAGCAGCAAGATTATGAACAACACTATTGCTGCCAATAATCAGTGGAGTTGGTATCAGGCGAAAAATGTGCGAGGCGTTCTATATGAAACCGCCGCTGCCAGTGCAACTGATCCTAAAGTTAAGGCCAAGTTCGAAGCTGAAAAAGATCGAATGGAAGCAGACAAGAAAGAAATAGCAGAGAAAGCTAAAGCACTAGAAGCAGAGCGTGCAGTTGCTCGCGAGAAATCACCATGGTTTACATGGGGCGGCAGTGTGCTACAGATTGCTATTGTATTACTAACTGCTAGCATATTAGCAGTAAGTATGCCAATGTTTTGGATCAGCTTAGTAGTTGGTTCTGTGGGCAGTTTGTTTGTCAGCCAAGCACTATGGCTGTGGCTACCAATTACACTATAAGGGGCGATCATGTCAGAAGAAGTTAAAAGCGAAAGCGAAAAGAAAAAAGAAGATTGGATGAATTCCAAGTGGCGTCCAATGATGGGTTGGATGTACATGGTTGTTTGTACTATGGACATGGTTATATTTCCAGTACTGTGGAGTTTATTACAAACTACAACAGGCACACAAATTACACAATGGAATCCGTTAACACTACAGGGTGCTGGATTATTCCACATCGCAATGGGTGCTGTGTTAGGTATTGCAGCATTTGGTCGAACTCAGGAGAAATTAAATGGAGCAAACAACGGGGGCATCTCCGCACCAACAACCGGCGGCCCAGCATTTGGCTCGCCGTCAGCAGGAGGCTTCGGCACACCCAGTAGCTTTGGTTCACCAGCAGCAACGCCAAGTTTCGGAGCACCAGCAGCAGGCCCAAGTTTCGGAGCACCAGCAGCAAGGCCGCCAGTAACTCAGCCATCATTTACTCCTAGCTCAACATTTGTGTCAAGCAGTGGTAAACCGGGTCCTATGCAAGGCCCAGATCCAGAACTATAAAAGGAAAAACTATGAAAAATATTATTTTTGTCGCAGGTCTAGCATTAGTATTAGCTACAGGAGTCCAGGCTCAAGAAGCTAAACCAGAAACTAAAAAAGTTTGTGTTAAAACTACAGATGCAAAGACCCAAAAAGAAGTTGAAAAGTGCAGGACTGTAAAAATACACGAAAAGCATGAAGGAACAAAAGTTCCAGAAAAAGCACCTAAGAAATAATCTTAGTTGACAATTAGAGAAAGGTATAGTATAATAAACTATACCTTTTCTTATGGACTATTACAATACTTTAGGCATCTCAAAAGAAGCAACACAAGACGAAGTTAAAAAAGCGTTTCGTAGTCTGGCTTCAAAACACCATCCCGACAAGGGCGGTGATACTGCCTCTTTCCAAAAAATTCAAGAAGCATACGCCACACTAGGAGATCCAGAAAAGCGAGCAGCATATGACAATCCTAGTCCGTTTGGACAAGATCCACTTGGTGGGTGGCAACAGGCAAACACTGGCGGAGTTCCTCCGGGATTCGAACAATTCTTTCACCATTTTGGCCCGGACATAGGTGCAATGTTTGGCAGACGGTCACCACGTAATAAAAACATAAATCTTGAAACTGTTATTAGCCTAGAGGAAGCATTTGCTGGTAAAGAAATCATTGCCAGCTATCGTTTAGGCAATTATCAAGAAAGAACATTTGAAGTTAAAATCCCCGCTGGCATTAATGACGGAGTAGTGTTAAGAATTGCCGGTGCAGGAGATAATTCATTTGTAGGGGCTCCACCTGGGGATGCAATGTTGTCAGTACGAATTCGCCCTCATTCAAGGTTTCAAAGAAACGGCAATGATCTTATCGAACAGATTAATATCACAGCTTGGGATGCAATGCTAGGTAAAGATCTTGAAGTAAGTACAATCAGTGGTGATAAACTAACTGTTCAAATAAAAGAAGGAACTCAACCAGACTCTTTCTTACGCATACAAGGTTACGGAATGCCTGTAATGAACAATCCCGGCATTAAAGGAAATCATATGATACTTATTAAGGTATCTGTTCCAAACAATCTTACAGAGTATCAAAAAAATACGCTAAGGTCAATTGCATCTTAAATATTATTATGTTAACAATTATAAAAAATCCAGACCCAATATTGGCTGAAAGAATGCCAGAATTTGATTTTGAAAACCCACTAACTGATCCTGTTCAACTCGAGAAAGACATGATCGAAACTATGCTTGCCAATGGCGGCATTGGATTATCTGCTAATCAAATAGGTGTTAGAACTCGCATGTTTGTCATGGGACATCAGAAATATCGAGATCATGCACAGGCATTTTTCAATCCAATTATCGCAGGAGTAACAGACGACTTGCTCGAAGAAGAGGAAGGATGCTTGAGTTTTCCTAACATTTATGCTAAAATAAAAAGACCAAGAGGAATTCTTGTTAGGTTTCAAAACTCAAAAGGTGAAACCCAAGAAGCTGAATTTTTTGGTTACGAATGCCGATGCTTTCTACATGAATTTGATCATCTAGAAGGAATCACATTTCAAAATAGAACAAGTGCTCTTAAGTGGGCATTGGCGGTTAAGAAATCAATCAAAAGGAAATACAAGTAATGCTGGAACCAAATAACGATCTCGAAGGAATGTTTGAACGTGCAATTGAGGTTGCTGCCAAACATAAACATGAGTATATCACGCTGGAACACTTTTTGTACAGTATGGTAACTGATGAAAAGTTCAAAGGGATGCTGAAAGAGTTTGGTGCCGAAGTCGAACTGCTAAAGAAGAGCCTCGAAAAATTTATTCGAGATGATCTTAACGACATTAAAACCGACAAAGAAAATTATCGCCCAAAGAAAACAAACACTGTAGAACGTATGTTGAATCGTGCTTTTACACAAGTATTGTTTGGCGGGCGTACAGTAATTGAACCAGTTGACTGCTTCATTAGTATTTTTAGCGAAAAGAAGAGCTTTGCTAACTTCTTCCTACGTAAGGCTAAAATCGATAAAGACAAGTTTATCGAATTCCTGAATAACAGTGCATTGAACGAAGACGGTGAAGCTAGTGAAGTAGGTGGCAATCAACTAGAAAAGATGATTGTTCAGTACTGTGCAAACTTAACCAATAGAGTTAAACAGAAAAAGATTGATCCAGTTATTGGACGTGAGAAAGAAATTGAAGAAATTCAACTTGCACTAGCACGCCGTCAAAAATCAAATGTCATGCTGATCGGTGATCCGGGTGTAGGTAAGACTGCTATTGCAGAAGGTCTAGCACGTAAGATTGAAGAAGGCAAGGTTCCTAAGTTTATTCAAGGGCACACAGTTTACAGTTTAGATATCAGTGCTTTGCTAGCAGGTAGCAAATATCGAGGCGACTTTGAAGAACGCCTAAAGATGCTAATTACTGCACTTGAAAAGAAAAAGAACTGTATCTTGTTCATTGACGAAGCACACATGATGAACGGTGCTGGATCAGCAAGCGGTGGATCTAATGACATGGCTAATATGCTCAAGCCAGCGTTAGGCAAAGGTACTATCAAAGTCGTAGCATCAACTACATGGGAAGAGTTCCGCAAACACTTTGAAAAGGATCGTGCCCTAATGCGTCGATTCCAACGTGTTGTAGTAAACGAGCCAGATGAAGCTACCGCTATTAAGATTATCAAAGGTCTTAAAAAGTATTATGAACAACATCACGGTGTTAAGATCACTAATCAAGCAGTAATTGATAGCGTAAAGTATTCTATCAAGTACATGACTGATAAGAAATTACCAGATAAAGCAATTGACCTAATTGATTGTGCGTGTGCTAGATTTAAAGTACGAGACGAAGAACAAGGTATTGTCGATCACGATGAAATTTTGTTTGAAGTCAGTAAACTGACTGGTTTGCGCTAGATCAAATTGCACAAAAAGAAAACAAGAATCTTAAAGATCTCGACAAGAACATGCGTAACAAAGTGTTTGGTCAAGAAACTGCTATCGAAATCTTGTTAGATAAAATCTTTATTGCACAAGCAGGCTTGAAGAGCTTGAACAAGCCAGTAGGTAGTTTCCTATTTACAGGTCCAACAGGTGTAGGTAAGACTGAGACTGCTAAAGTATTGGCTGCAAGTATGGGAGTAGAACTAGTTCGCTTTGATATGAGTGAATTCCAAGAGAAACACTCAGTTGCTAAGTTTATCGGTGCCCCTCCTGGATATGTTGGTTTTGAAGACAATGCAGGTATGTTGATTACTAAACTGCAAGAGCACCCAAATGCTATCTTGTTGTTTGATGAGATTGAAAAAGCACATCCGGATGTTGCCAATGTACTGCTACAAATGATGGATAACGGTTATGTTACTGGATCTAACGGCAAGAAGGCGGACGGCCGCAATGCTATCCTTATCCTTACCAGTAACTTAGGTGCTGCTGACAATGATCGCAATGCAGTGGGCTTTGGTAGCTTAGAGCGTGGAGACGAAACTGACGGTGCTATTAACAGTTTCTTCAAGCCAGAATTCCGCAATCGATTAGACGGCATTATCAAGTTCGGTAAACTAGATCACAACACTATGGCAAAGATTGTCAAGAAGTTTGTTGACGAACTGAATGGATTGTTGAAAGATAAGAATGTTGCTGTTAAGCTGACTGCTGATGCTGCCGAATTGTTAATTAAGAAAGGATTCAATCGTAAGATGGGTGCTCGTCCACTACAACGTACAATTGATGATATGATTAAAAAGCCGCTAAGTAAGGAAATCTTATTCGGTCGATTAGTAAACGGAGGAGTAGTTGAAGTAGGTGTTAAAGGTAACGATCTTACTTTGACATATCCTGAAATTTTACCTGTAGTAGAAAATGTTGAAATCGATAAAGCGACAGAAGGTCAATAAGCTATTCTATAACAAGTGGCCTTACAAGGTTGAATGCCTTGTAACGGCTTCTAGTAGAATAGTTCGATACGGCATTGGCCCTGTATTAGATTATTGCGACGGTAAAGCTGTTAGTTTAGGATATTCAAAAATTGCAGTTGACAAAGATAAACTTCGTGCATTTACCAACGCGGTTATGTCTTACTTAGACCGTAAGGAAGAAGTTCAGATTAGAGCAGAAGGCAGCAAGTTCTGCCTTTTCTGTAAAGATCCTACAGTTTATAACAGTATTTTGAAAGATCTATCTCCGTGGTTATGGACAGTATACGAGCCAGAAACTCCAGACCAATTAACATTTTTGTTAGATAACGAAAACAAACGAGTATTGTGTGATGTCATACCTCATGAAAAGTATGTTTATAAAGTTGTCATGCGGAATGTTGCATCTAATGTAAAATTACAATTCCACGAATGGGCTAAAAAATACGGTGACGATATTAAAATTAGCCCAACTACTGAAGAATGGATGACTGGACGATACTCGTATAAACAAGATCCGTTCTTTTACGTTAAGGACAGTAAGATGTTGACCATGACTCATTTGTTCTTAGGCAACAACATCCGCAAAGTGTACGAATACATACCTCGAGATACATTAGTTAAGGGCTAAATATAGCTTTAGAGCCGTAATATGCCATCACTAAGTAAGAGTTTTAAATTCACCGTATATACAGGAATAGGATCAACTGGCACCAGTGTGGCAGTTGCATATCCCCTTTATCCTATCGGAACTACTGGTACTCAAGTTTTTACCAGTATCCCAGAACACGGAGCCGGGTACTACGGAACTACTTCAGGTTTACACACGCTTATAGTGAATACAACTCCTACGTTTGTAGGAACCGCTACTATTCAAGCCACACTAGCAGTAAGCCCAGCAGAAGCAGATTGGTTCGATATAGACAATGCAGAGTTTGTCTATACTACAGACAGCCCAGGGTATATCCCTCCAGCTAGAGTAGGTGCTATTGAAGGCCCTATTCGCACAGAACACCTTAATTTTACAGGGCAATTTGCATGGTTACGTGCAATACTTGCTGTAAATTCCGGTGCTGTGACCGCAGTCAGCTACAATTACTAAGCAAACATTTCAGCTAAATACTCTACTAGAGCGTTAGCCTCTCTATTGGTTATATTAGGGCCTATAAACTTATGCTATTAAATGAATTCTTTGGACGATTAAACATCAAAAACGACAAGCTGTCAAAAAATGAAGAAAACGACAAGCTTCAAGAAACACAGATGTTAGAAGATATATTAGAATATATCATAAATGACGACAATTTGCATAAAAAGGTCTTCTTCCCGATTGCGGAAGAAATCGGAAACAAACCCACTGCCGAGCATACTCCGGAAGTTTGGATGCCGTTGGCCAATAAAGGCTGCATGAAATTTTATCATAGATTTGATCTTAAAGAAGATCCTAAAAAATTATTTTCCAAAGAGTTTAGAGAATCTTTATGCACTCGATTATCAGAACACTACAACGGCGACATCCTCAAAGGCATGTATCGGTTAGGAAAATAAAATGAATTTAAATGAGCTGTTTAGTAATAGAAAGAAAGTTGTTTCAGAAGGCGGCAATTTATCGCTACCTGGCGGACACGAAGCACAACAAATTGATCTTAAAGTACATAATCGTTCCTATATTGTACCAATTTTAGATACCTTGTTGCTTAATATCAACAATTCTTTTGCAAAAAAATACAAAAAGCCTTTGTGGAATCCGCAACTACTACAAAGTAAACAATTTCTAAGCGGAAGTAGTCTACACTTCTTCAATACCAAGGGTATTACCGATCAACAATTTGTGGAGAAGAAGCCTAAAGTTGGCGACATTGACACACAAGTCAATAAAGAAAACGAACAAGAACTAGAACAATGGTTATCTACCAGTCAAGGTAAGATGGTAGGCAATGCTAAGTTCTTAGGTTTCCAACGTGGTAACGAGCAGTTCTCTAGTCTATGGGAACTACAAGATCCTCCTATTAAAGTACAAATTGACTTAGAGTTTGTAGCATTTGAAAAGGACGAGCCAACTCCGTGGAGTAAATTTAGTCACAGCAGTAGCTGGGATGATCTGAACGCAGGAGTTAAGGGTGTATTCCACAAGTTCTTAATTCAAAGTCTAGCATCATTAAGTAGAAAAGATTTCTTACTACGCAAATCAGTAGGCCGGGGCAAAGCAAAAGAAATACAAGATGTGCCTACAACTGATAACATGGTCAGCTTTGCAGTATCTAGCAAAGAAGGTGGTGGTCTACGTGCCAAATACGAACCAGTATTAGGAGCAGATGGTCAGCCTATAGTCAGCAACGGCATGCCGGTTATGCAGGCATTACCTGCAACAGGCTACGAACAGGATATTGGAAAGATTTTTGGATCTATCTTTGGTTCTAGATTGAATCCTAAACAGGCAGCACAGTTAGAAAGTAAGTATTGGAGCTTTACCGGTTTACTAGATGCAATGAACACTCTAGTTACTCCAGAAGAAAAGCAGTCAGTGTTGTCAGCATTTGTTGATAAAATATTTGGCAAAGGTGCTCAGGGCCTTTACAAAGGAGATCCAGAACGTGATAGTGCAGAAAAATCTGCTGCGTTAGATCTTATGATTAATAAATTAGGTGTTCAAGCACCAGGCGACCTTGAACAAATGAAGCAACAATATAAAGCAGCTTATAAAGTAACTGCCGAAAGTTTGCAGGAAGCAGAAGAAGTTAAGGCACAGTTCCGTAAGAATATGCCGCACCTGCGTGATCTAAAGCCAGTTGACTTATTAGATCTAATTGACGAAATTCATGACGGTAATGGCAATTTTAAACTACAAAACATTCCATTAAACGTTAAAGTAGATGGTTTCGGTGGACGCTTTGGTAAGGATGCAGACGGCAAGCCATTTATGGCTACTAGTAATACTCCCCCAAGGTATGCACCTAGCTTTGTTAAGTACCATCAAGAAAAGGGAACAACTGATCCTGAGATTCTAGGTCGGGCTCAAAACTTTGACAAGCTGTTCATGGAAATGATGAACGCTATCAAATTAGTTGATAGCAAATTAGGTCCAGAATTTCTAGTCAATAAGCAGGTCACTTGCGAAGTGCTGTTCTTACCATTTGCAACAGAAACTCCAGAAGGCAAATTAAAATTTGTAGGTATACATTACGACAAGTTACCACAAGGAATTCAATTGGCACTAGTTCCCTTCCGTGTTGTTGATGCAACATCTGGAGAAGACTTAGGCGATGCACAATCTGTTGTTAAACAACTAACAGGATTAGGCAAGCAAGGCAGTGTTATGTTTATTGATAATTCATTAACACAAAAAGAAGGACTAGACGTTACTGCAATAGTTCCCCCAGTTGAAAACATTGAACAAATTAAAGCAATGTTAGCCAGCGGTAAACTTGCACAAAAGCGAGAAGCTAAAGAAATATTAGCACCTGTGGCATTAGCATTAGAAAAAGCAATTCAAGAAGATCCTAATATATTAGGCAAGGACTTGTTAGGACAAGACTACGAAGGCATTGTTATCAATAGTCGTCTAGGACCTATCAAAGTTACTAGCTCACAGCAAAAGAAAATTATTGCAGACAAGCAGGCAGCTAAAGCAGCAGCACGTACAGAACAACCACGTACAGGAAATAAAACTGCGGTAGTAGCCATTGGCAGTTTTGTAGGACACAAAGGTCATCAACAATTATTCGGTCTTACAATTAATAAGGCGAAAGAAGTCAGTGGAGATCCATACTTGTTTATGGGTAATGCTGTAGGTGTAGATGATCCTATTCCTGTTGCAGATAAAATTAAAACTTGGAAACAACTGTATCCAGAGTATGCAGCCAACATTGGTGCTGTAACTCAAGAAGGCGGATCTTTGATGCAGAAGATCAAGCACGAGCTGATTAATCCGTTGCCGGGTAAACCTCCACGTTACGATAATGTTGTTATTATGGTAGGTGAAGATCAGGCCAAGATGCCTATTGCACAGGCTTTGATGAAAGCAGTTAATAAGTTTCCCGGATATGAGCATGTTAAAGTTCAGTTAGAAGTTACTCCTAGAGGCACTGGCATGAGCTTTACTAAGCTACGCAATGTGTTAAAAACTGGAGATGAACAACAGGCATTTCAAATGTGGAATGATGCATTTAATGGCGGGCAAGATGGTGCAAAGCCACTACCTTCACAATGGATCAAACATCTAATGGATGTGTCAAAGACTGGTATGAGTACGCCTCAATTAAAACCAGCAGTTAAGAAGCCTGCTGTTCAACCTGCACCACAGCCAGTTGAACAACCTGCACTAGGTGAAATGAGATTGTTTAACGCACTGATGTTAAATGAAAACTTTGCAGACGGTCGCAACCCACAAGACAAGGGCGACAGTAAGCGTCACGGAGTTCCCACAAAATCGTCAGTCAGTAATCTACGTAAAGTAGCTAAACAAGGCGGACGTAAAGGACAATTAGCACATTGGATGGCAAATATGAAAGCAGGCAAAGCAAAGGCTAAGAACGAAAACTTCGACGGCGAGTACGACGACGAAGCAGGAATGGCACAGAGTAATCTACGCACAATGGCTCGTGCAGTCGACGGCTTATTAAAAACTATTAAGAGTAATGACAACCTACCAGAATGGGGACAAGAAAAGATTGCCAAAGCAGAAATGATGCTAGTTAGTGTTTGGGATTATTTGTTGAGCCAAAAAGAAATGGGCAGGGATCCAAAGATTAGCGAAAGCGTTGCTGTTAACAACTTAAGGCAGATTGTGTCAGAGCTATCCAACGAAAAATTAGCACAATATAAAACAGCCGCAGGTGCCCAAGCCAGTGCTGCCGATAAAGCAGGCGACTATGCCAAAGGCAACAAACGTTTTAGCGGCATTGTTAAGGCAACTAAGAAACAGTTTGCTAATGATGAAAAGAAGGTAGGGGAAGATAATAGTTCCGCAATGGCACAGGTTGCCAGTAGATTAACTAATCCTAAAGATGGTGCTACGGCCAAACTACGTGCTGCTGGTGACAAACGTCGTGAAGAACATTTAAAAGGCAGAAACATAGCTAAGAAGAATGAAGCAATGATGTCTGCAAACAAATTTGCAGGTAGTAATAAAAACAAACTAGGATCACAAGGCCAGTTAAAAGGTACAGCACCTAAAGAACAACCTACACATAAATTAGTAGGCGAGACTGATAAGAAAAAAGGTGCAGACGGAAAAGCCTGTTGGAAAGGTTATAAGTACGCAGGTACTAAGAATGGTAAAGATAAGTGTGTGCCAATTGGCGAAGCATACGAACTCGAAATGACGCTGGCAATTTTAAAACTGTTCGAAAGCAATAAATGAAACAATATCGAATAGCAGGATTCCCTGTAGATGCTTCAACTGATCCAGACTGTGCTCTAAGCCCAGATGATCCTGTACATGCACTACAATCTAGTAACTGGCTAGGAGAGTTAGGTGCAGAACAGCGTATGCGTGAATACTTGACAAAAAGAGATATACCGCTACATAGTCAACATGGTAACGAAAATGCTCGCATAATGCGTGAACAGGGAATTAAACCGGGTACGCCGGCTTGGTTCGAACTTTGGTTTGGTAAAAAATAAATAACACTATGAGAGCAAAAGAATTCATCGCTGAAAGAACTAACGGCAAGCTGACTAAGCGTCAGCAGCAATCCACACGGGGACTGCATCGTTATTCTGATTCTGAAAAAGCAGATAGCGGATACGTCAGTTTTAGAGTTGGTATGGCAGCGGCAATGAGCGATGGAAAGAATAAGTTAGACATTGATTCAAAAAGTTGGGCAGGTAAAAAGAAGACTGCACATCCTTACACACAAGTAGAAGCAGACATGCTAAAAGCAGCCTACAAAGCTGCCGGTGCGAGTTATGAAGATATGAATCACGGTGACATGAATAGTGACGAGTTAGACTCTACAAACATATACGGGCCCGTTCCTGATAGGAATAAATTAACAAAATGAGAATCATACAAATTTTAGAATCTGCAAGCGTAGGCGGAATGAGCACAAGCTCTGTAGCAACTGCACCTAGCAAGGCTGGCAAGATGATTAGACGACAAAAGCCTACAGACAATGCTCTTGATAGCGGAAAGCTGTTCCAAGAAACTAACACTGCGGAAGGCGTTAGAGATTTGGGATATGATGCACAATCTCTCATAATGAAACTTCGTAGAGATGTAGAAGAAAAAAGATTACAGCCAACTAGACAAGCAGTGCTGTCGGCAGCAAGAGAACTAGCCGGTGACATGGATTTTGCTCCTGAACTATTAGTTCGTCAAGTGTTAGGGCAAGGTGTAGCGGAGGGCGAATTAGACGAAACATGTTGGAAAGACTATAAGCAAATTGGCATGAAGAAAAAGGGCGGAAAACAAGTTCCTAACTGTGTGCCAAAAGAAAGTGCAGTAGCAGAAGTTGCACCGCCAGGATGGGAAAAGACTGTTAAGGCTATGAAGAAGCATGATGATATTGATAATCCATATGCACTAGCATGGTCCATGAAAAACAAGGGTTATAAGAGCCACAAAAAAGAAAGTATCAAAGAGGGCGGAGTTAAAGAGATCCTAATGGATCTACGCACAATGAGTGACGAAGAATTCCAATCAACTTACAAAATGTCTAAGATGCAGGCTCGCAGTAAATTAAAAGAAAAGCCAGTTGAAGAAAATAAGAAAGGTGTACGTGCTGTGAAACACACAGTTAAACCTCGAAACTTTGTGGCCAAGAATGCTGTGCAAAGCGGTGCTGGTGCTCACAAAGATAAAAAGAAAGCCCAAAAGCAAGGCGACACTAAGCATAAAAACAAAGAGCCTGCTTACGAATCTCGTCTATGGGCAGCACTGGATCGTAGAATTATCAAGTAATGAAAATCATAGACTTATTAGAGAATGTAAATTCAAAACCTGATTTTATGAAAATACTTCAGGAGTTCCTTCCCTTTGCAGTCAACGAACTTAAATTAAAAACTGTTCCAAAGATCAAAATGCATTTACGCATTGGCAGTGTAGACGATCAGCCTAGTTTTGGAAGTTTCAATAGCGAAACTAAAATAATCAATATTGCAATCGAAGATAGGCATCCATTAGACATTCTAAGAACACTGGCACACGAAATGGTGCATTACAAACAAAACGAAGAAACTGGTCTACAGCCTGGTGCAGGTGCTACAGGTAGTCCTGAGGAAAATCAAGCACACGAGTTAGCCGGTATTGTGATGCGTAAGTTTAACAAAGCAAATCCAGAATTTTTTAATACCGACGCTGTTAATCTAGAAGAATAACATGAGTTTCTTAGTTGCTAACTTGCCGCCGGTACATTGTTTCGTACGTCGAGAATTTTTATATGATTTTAAATCTGGACACGGCGAATACGAACCTTGTATATGGGTATCAATAAAGAGCTTACGTAGTCAAGCATTTCGTATTGAAAGTTATTTGCCCAGATACGGTGCTCTGTATGATAAACTACCCCTACACGCCTACGTGAGCAGAAACACTGACCTAGAGCCAGATAAGTTTTTACCACTTGACACACTACAGATCTGGGACTGTTTCAGTTATGACATTGCTGTGATACAAAAGGCATTTCTACGCAATCTATCCTGCGAGTTTTATGCCAAAGATCGTCAACTACACAAGGGCGACTATATGTTTACAGTGGACAATGCTAGTCCAGATCTTAACACAATAGATACCGGCTACAGTGAATGGCCGGAGGATCACAAGAGCTTTAACTTTATACAGTTAGCCAACGGACAATATGCAGCACAGCCCAATAACCGTTGTAGATTTTTTGATGCCGCCAGTAACCCCAAAGAAATGCTTTTTCCAGATTTCAAAGTTGCTACTAAAAAATGGGTTGTGGAAACAAACCCCAAATGGCGATTGGGCGACTCTGATACAGTAACTTACGAATAAAAGTTTGACACTGTATTCGCATTAGTATATACTTAATGTTCACAGGAGATTAATTTATGTCAAAAGCATTCGGTGCCCCAGAGCAAGCAAAGATTAAGCAGATTGTCGCAGAAGGTATGACAGTTATGCAGGAAATTCAAGACCTAACAGAAGGTTTGAATGAAACAATCAAAGCTGTTGCAGAGGAACTTGAAGTCAAGCCAAGCGTTATCAAGAAGGCTATCAAGATTGCACAAAAAGATACATGGGATCAAGTATTCCGTGAGTTTGATGATTTGGAAACTATTGTTGATATTAGCGGCCACAGCTTCCGTAAGGAAGACTAATGGAGTTTATCCAAAGAATATATAATTGGGCAAGGACTGATTATCGAGAATGGCCGACACGGTTTTCATTAGAAATTGCTGCCTGGTTAATGAGTCTTGGTTGCTCGCTGACATTGGCAGCAGGAGCAACTGATCCCTTATTTTTCTATCTGTATCCTATATTCATTTTACAATGTGCAATATTTGGATGGGCTGCTTGGACTCGCAAGAGTACTGGCATGGTAGCAAATTATCTATTGTTAGTCACTATAGATATTATCGGTTACGTTAGACTATTAAATATATAAGAGAAAGGTTTGATCAGCCATAAATGATCCGGTTGGTATTTGTAGGCCACAAACTACAAAGGAGAAAAAATGAGCTACGTCGATTCAATGTGGGATCGCGACAAGGACGTTATTCGCGTCGTTGAGCGTGATCCAAAGAAAGGCAGAATCTTTCAAGATTATCCTGCCAAATATGTATTATACTACCCAGACGCTAAAGGAAAATACCGTTCAATTTACGGTGATCCACTAAGTAAAGTTTCTGTCAAAAATTACAAAGAGTTCCAAAAAGTAACACGAATTCACTCAGGAAAAAAACTCTTTGAAAATGATATTAATCCTGTATTCCGATGCCTAGAAGAAAACTATTTAGGCAAAGATGCTCCTAAGCTCAATGTAGCATTTTGGGATATTGAGGTAGACTTTGATCCAGAACGCGGTTACAGCACTCCTGAAGATGCGTTTATGCCAATTACTGCAATTTCTGTCCACTTGCAATGGTTAGATACATTAGTATGTCTTGCAGTTCCGCCCAAGACGCTGACAATGGAGCAGGCAAAGGAGCAAGTAAAAGACTTTCCTAACACCATGCTGTTTGAAACAGAATATGAAATGTTAGAAACATTCCTAGGCCTGATTCAAGATGCGGATATTTTGAGCGGATGGAATAGTGAAGGATATGATATGCCTTACACTGTTAACCGCATCATTAAAGTTCTTAGTAAAGAAGATACTCGTAGGTTGTGTCTATGGGATCAGTTCCCTAAGAAAAGAGAGTACGAGAAGTATGGAAAAAAAGCTATTACTTATGACTTGGTTGGTCGCGTTCATCTGGACAGTCTCGAGTTGTACCGCAAGTACACCTATGAAGAGCGACACACCTATAGATTGGATGCCATCGGAGAGATGGAAGTAGGTGAGAGTAAGACGCAATACGAAGGTACCTTGGATCAATTGTATAACAATGACTTTCGCAAGTTCATCGAATACAATAGACAAGATACAGCATTGTTGAATAAGCTAGACAATAAATTAAAGTTCATTGACTTAGCTAACACACTAGCACACGAGTGTACTGTACTATTACAGACCACAATGGGTGCGGTAGCTGTTACTGAACAGGCAATTGTAAACGAAGCTCATCACCGCGGATTGATTGTTCCGGGTCGTCCTAAACGTGATGAAGATTTAGAAACACAAGCCGCAGGGGCGTATGTTGCATATCCTAAAAAAGGATTGCATGACTGGATCGGATCAATGGACATTAACTCATTGTATCCGTCTGCTATTCGTGCGTTGAACATGGGTCCAGAAACTATTGTTGGACAGTTACGCCAATCTTATACTAAGACCGAAATCGAAGGTAAGATGAATAAAGGTTCTAGCTTTGCAGCTTCATGGGAAGGTAAGTTTGGCAGTAATGAATACGAACTTGTTATGTCAAAGGATCGTGCAACTGATATCACTGTCGACTGGGAAGATGGCAGAGTTGATATACTGAGCGGTGCTCAAATCTATGAACTGATTTTTGAAAGCAATCAGCCTTGGGTAATCTCAGCAAACGGTACTATCTTTACCTATGAGAAAGAAGGGATCATTCCCGGATTGTTAAAACGTTGGTATGCCGAACGTAAAGAAATGCAGGCAAAATTAAAAGAATGTATTGCATCGGGGAATAAAGTTGAAGAAGAATATTGGGATAAAAGACAGCTGGTTAAAAAGATTAACCTCAATAGCCTATACGGTGCTATTCTTAACGCTGGTTGTAGGTTCTTTGATAATCGTATTGGGCAATCCACAACTCTTACTGGTCGACGGATCACCAGGCATATGGCTGCGAAAGTAAATGAAGTAGTTACTGGTGAGTACAACTATACTGGCAAAAGTATCATATACGGTGATACAGATTCTGTATACTTTTCAGCTTACACAACCTTAAAAAACGAGATTAATAAGGGGCAAATACCCTGGAACAAAGAAGTCGTTGTTCAACTATACGACACTATCTCCGAAGAAGTAAATGGCACATTTCCACAATTTATGTTAGACGACTTCCACTGCCCGAAAACTCGAGGAGATGTTATCAAAGCTGGTCGTGAAATTGTTGCTATCAAAGGCCTGTTCATTACTAAGAAGCGTTATGCTGTTTTGTATTATGACAAAGAAGGCAAGCGTAGCGATGTAGATGGTAAGCCAGGTAAGATCAAAGCTATGGGCTTAGATTTGAAACGCAGTGATACTCCTGAATTTATGCAAAAGTTCTTAGAAGAAATTCTAACCAAGGTGCTTAATAATGCCCAGGAAGAAGAGATTCTAGAACGCATCGGTGAGTTCCGAAGTGAATTTAAACAAAGGCCCGGTTGGGAAAAAGGCAGTCCTAAACGTGCAAATAACATTGCAGAATATCAAGCCAAAGAAGTCAAAGCAGGCAGGACTAACATGCCAGGACATGTTCGTGCTAGTATTAACTGGAATACTTTGAAACGTATGAACGGTGACAAGTACTCAATGGGCATCGTAGACGGTATGAAAGTTATTGTGTGCAAGATGAAAGACAACCCATTAGGGTATACTTCAATTGCATATCCAGTTGACGAAATGCGTTTACCAAAATGGTTCCAAGAACTTCCGTTCGATCATAGCGAAATGGAAGCTACTATTATCAACAACAAGTTAGACAACTTAATTGGAGTTCTAGAGTGGGACTTAGAATCTACTACCCAGAACAACACATTCGGCAGTTTATTCAGCTTTGAATAAAATTTATTTGACATTATACAAATTTCTAAATATACTAAACAAAAGGATTTAAAATGAAAGACATTCTTCAAGACATCGTAGGTCACACACATAACCTTGGCTTCCTAAATATTGTGAAAATTACTGGAGACGCAAAGAAGACTAGCGTTGACAGTATGGCAGATGACCGTTCGGTTATCATGTATGCTGAAACAGCAAATCCATATCCAGACATGGTAGGTGTGTTCGGTATGCCGCAAATGAACAAGCTAAAGTATCTGTTAGATTGCCCAGAGTACAAAGAAGATGCTAAGATTGAAGTTACTACCGCAGACCGCAACGGAGATACTATTCCAACTGGTTTGCACTTTGAGAATAAAACAAAGGACTTCAAAAACGATTATCGTTTTATGAATACTGACATTATTAACGAAAAGTTGAAGACTGTGAAGTTTCGCGGTGTCAAGTGGGATGTTGAGATTGAGCCTAGCGTTCAAAGTGTACAACGTTTTCAGTTCCAAGCGGCTGCTAACAACGAACACACTACTTTCTTGGCAAAGACCGAAAATGGTAATTTAAAGTTTACCTTTGGAGATCAAAGCACACACGGTGGTGAATTTATTTTTGCAACAGGTGTTGTTGGCAACCTAAATAAAGGTTGGACATGGCCTGTACAAAGTGTGTTGAGCATTCTTAAAATTGCAGACGCTAATAATGCTAAAGTAAGTTTCAGTAACGAAGGTGCTATGCAGATTACATTAGATAGCGGCCTTGCTACTTACAAATATATTATTCCAGCACAGGCATGATAAAAGGGATAACTCATTCCGGAAGATACCTTCAGGTAACTGGAGGTAGTCCTATAAGCACATACGTTCCTCCTGGAAGTCAATCAGCAGGAATGTTGCGATACAATACCTCTAGTTGTAACATGGAAGTATACGACGGTTCATCATGGAAAGAGTTATCAACAACCTATGCTAGTGTATCAATGACTACTGAGGCAGAAGCATTACTCGATTGGGCTCGAAGGAAGCGAGACGAAGAGTTTCAAATCGAAGCGTTAGCTAAAGAACATCCTGCTATTAATATTGCCTTGGATAATTTAAAGAAGGCAAAGATACAATTAGATGCTACAATAATATTAAGTAAAGAACATGAAACAACAAGTTAATTTAACCCCACTACAAAAGGACTACGCAGTATACCTACCTGCAATTAGTAGTTTCTATAGTACCTATGTTGCCAAGCAACGCCTAGAAGAGTTCGTTCCCAAAGATCGTATTCCCGCCGGCTTTGATCGCGGCATTGAAGGTATGAACTTTTTAAATCCTGAACAAGGATATTTCACATACAAGTACGGTCTATACTCTGCGGGTCACGCACAGTTAGACTTGAATAAGAGTATAACGCAGGAGTCAATGATCCAACAACGTGATCGCGGGAATACAATGATTCTGGGAGACTCCGGCGGATACCAAATTGGTAAAGGTGTTCTTAAGTTTGACTGGTTAAACTTTGAAGGTCCTGCTGCAACTAAGACACGTCAAAGTATTTTAGAATGGCTTGAGCTAACAGCCGATTGGTCTATGATGTTAGACGTTCCAACCTGGGCCTGTGATCATATTCACAGTCCAAAGACCGGATTAAAAACATTCGATGACTGCTTAGATAAGACTCGTTACAATAACGATTACTTCCTAATGAACAGATTAGGCAATACTAAATGGCTTAATGTCTTACAAGGTTCAGATTGGGAAACTGCTGAGAAGTGGTATAATGGTGTAAAAGAATTTAGCGACCCGGCAGGCAAGTATGCAGGGCGTGAAGCAGAAGGTTGGGCCTTTGGTGGTGCTAACATGTGCAAGATGGATATTACACTCAAGCGTCTTATGACCTTGCGTGAAGATGGTTTGCTGAAGGGCAAAAACTGGATCCACTTCTTGGGTACAGCACAACTTGACTGGAGTTGTTACTTAACGTTAATTCAACGACAAATTAGGAAACATATTAATGAAGAGCTTACCATATCTTTTGACTGTGCCTCACCGTTCATCGCAACAGCACACGGCCTCGTCTACACAAACGCAGTCCACACGCCAAAAAGGTGGAGTGTTATTATGGACAAAGCCCCAGATAACAAAGCACTTTCAGGATCAGACATCCCGTTCCCATTCGAGTCAACAATCGGAAAACGTCTAACAATGAAAGACATCGCCTATTATGATCTAGGCGAAAGAAAGTCTGATACAGAGTTAGGTGATGTTAAGTTTGATCACTTGAATCCAGAACACTATCATATTGTGCCTAGGCTTAACAAACTAGGTAAGATTCCTAACAAAACATCTTGGGATAGCTTTGCATATGCCCTAATGATGGGACATAATGTTGAATGTCATATTGTTGCTGTTCAACGTGCTCAACAATTAATGGATATTGAGATTGCAAAAACTAAAGATAGAATTAATTGGAAACATTGGAAGAAAGTTAAATCAAGCGACATGAGTGACGAGTATTCAGATTGGGTTCCTCGTAACATTTTGTACTTTAGCACATTTGTCGAAGAGCTGTTTAATACTGCTACTAAAGATGAAGCGTTTGCGTTAATTGAGCAAGCTGGTCCTTTCCTTCGTAGCTTAGAAGGTGCTCGTCTACAAGGCGGTCCTAAGCAGAATACTTTTAACTCATTCTTCGAAATTGAAGAAGTTACTAAAGCAGAAGAAGTTGATTTAGTTAATCCAGATGATGATGATTTACGTGCTCTAGAAGAAGGACTGCAAGATGAATCGTGATTATGCAACAGGTACTAGTGATCAAGTAATTTTCTTTACTGGTAAAGAAATTGAGCATACTGCGGCATACGGAATGGACACTCTGTTTGTAACAGGTGTTCAAAATCCAGCCGAAGTTTTACTACTTGCTAAACAAGAAAAAGTCAAGCATGTTTACTTTGGTGCAAATCAAAGTTTCAAACCAAGAAGCACAGAAGATCTCGAAAATTGGAAGCTAATGATTATGGCTCTTCTAAAACAAGATTTTTGGTGTACTTTGGATTTTGATTGCAAGTACGCAGAAGATATTTTGGAAACAGGATTAAATGAGCAAAGAAAATTCATTTCGATGATTTCTGTTAAGTTACCCTACTTGACACAGTTCAATTATAATGCTACAATAAAGCTAGACGACAAAGATTTCGAAGCAACTAATGCAGGTGTTTGGACACATAGATTGCACGATTTGTTGGATAGTAATAAGTTTACCGATTGGGATCAAATATAAAGAGGACGAGATAGCAAAATGAAAGAATTTACAGTAAAAGAAAATAAAGCGTTTAGGCTCCGTGTTACGTCAAAGAAATGCCTTACTCCAACTGACTTGAATCATGTACAGTTTATTCAGGAATGTTTTAACAAAGACGGAGAAGTTGACTTTACTTCAAACTATCAATTTTTCCTAACTGATTCAGAGATTAAATCTCTTGCAAAGGATCTAGTTAATGACTGATCTTAACATGATTTGGGTAACCTTTCGCAAGGAAGGTGTTCATATGTATCCAGCGGCGGCTACAGACCCTAAACTTAAAACAGGAGACATGTATGATGTCAGTTTCCTTGGTACTCCGCACCGTCATATTTTCCATTTTAAAATCTATATTCAAGTTTTTCACGATGATCGTGATATTGAGTTTATTCAGTTTAAGCGTTGGTTAGAGCACTGCTACACAGATGGCACACTCGAACTCAACCACAAATCCTGCGAAATGATAAGCCGTGATCTCCACGGAACCATTTCTGCAAGATATCCAGGTCGCGAGATTTGGATTGATGTAAGTGAAGACGGCGAGAACGGCTGCTTCATTAAATTTCCTTCAACCCTTTAATTAGGTATTACAAAAATGGCACAGCCAAACTACATTCAAAAAACCCTGTTCATGAAACCTGAAGTTGAGAAGATCTTTGATGATCTCGATAAGTGGCTCGATTATTGCCGTTTCAACTTATTGGATTTTAATCCAGCAGACTTGTATCGTTCTCCAGAATACAAGAATTATCAACGTTGGAACAGCGGTGGCGAACGTCGACCTCGTACTGAGTACAAGGGCAAAAACCCTCGTCCACAATACAACAGAAATGACAGTTTTTCTCGTTGATTTAGAATCAGTAGAGACAAGGTACACGGGACAATGGAAGTCCCATGTACCTGCCCTCTTACGAAAGGCAGGACACAATGTCAACATTATATCAGGTCCTACGGATATTCCTAGTGCTACCACTCCTGGAGCGTTTCTCAACTTTGGCGGCACCAATATATACAAGGCTAGTCAAGTTGAGCAGATGGGCCGGCTATTTTGCAACGGAGCCGTTCGCCCAGGTGATCATTTTGTATTTACTGATGCTTGGCACCCTGGTATCATCAATCTCAAGTACATGAGCGAGTTGCTGGGTATTCCAGTAACTACACACGGCTTATGGCATGCTGGCAGTTATGACCCTCAAGACTTTCTAGGACGTCTTGTAGGTGATAAGCCTTGGGTTAGACACGCTGAGAAGAGTTTCTATCACGCATTTGATCACAACTACTTTGCTACACAATTTCATATTGACATGTTCGTTAAGAATTTGTTTGGCACTGACGGTCCAACAGAACATTTCCGTGCTGTACGGTCTAACAAAATTGTACGTTCAGGTTGGCCTATGGAATATATGGACTCAACACTAACAATGTATAAGAACATGCCCAAGCGTGATCTTATTTTGTTTCCACACCGTATTGCTCCTGAAAAGCAGGTTGAAATTTTCCGTGACTTAGCTAAACACTTGCCGCAATATGAATTTGTTGTGTGTCAAGATCAACAACTGACAAAGAATGAATATCATAATTTGTTAGGCGAGGCAAAGTTAGTGTTTAGTGCCAATCTACAAGAAACACTAGGCATTAGCTGTTACGAAGGTGCTATTGTAGATGCTATTCCAATGGTTCCGGATAGATTGTCATATACTGAAATGTATTACGACATGTTTAAATATCCTAGCGAATGGACTGACAGTTACAAGGCATACGAGGCAAATCGACATGCACTATGCTACAAAATTATTCAGTATATTAACAACTACGAACAGTTTAAATTTCAAGTGCGTAAACAAGCAACTGATTTAACTGAACATTTCTTTAGTGCTAGTACCTTGTTGGAAAATATTAAATGAATGATTCTTTTTATCCCAGGGTAGGAATTGTTGGTTTAGGGTTTGTTGGAGAGGCTATTCGTGCTTCTACTGAATTTACATCCGATAATGTTGTATGTGTAGATTCCGATGTTCGTAAAGGACATGTCGGAACTTACACAGATCTAATGGCATGCGAAGGCATCTTTATATGTGTTCCAAGTCCAATGAAAGACGACGGGAGTTGTGACACTAGTATACTAGAAAGCGTACTAGAAAAACTAAAAGACTTTCGAGGCGTTATTATTTCTAAAGTAACTGCACCACCAAATGTATATCAGAGTCTCAATAAAATCTACCCTAATCTAGTACACAGTCCAGAATTTTTAACAGCAGCAAATGCTAGTAGAGATTATGCCAATGCAAAGTGGTGCATTATCGGCGGCGATGTTCGGGCATATCGAAACGAAGCTGAACGCATTATTAAAATGACACAGCCTTGTTTAGAGACAGTTAAATTCTGTAGTATAGGTGATGCTGCCTTGGCCAAATATGCTATTAATAGCTTCCTGGCTACTAAGGTAGTGTTCATGAATGAGCTTTATCAATTAGCAAGAATGGCTGAATTAAATTACGATGTAGTTGTTAATCTAATTAAGCAAGACGAACGCATCGGTGAAAGTCATATGCGTGTTCCAGGTATAGATGGCTCTTTAGGATTTGGCGGGTACTGCTTTCCAAAAGATACAGAAGCTTTAATAAACTATGCCAAAGAATATAATGTTAATCTAAATGTGCTATCATCAGCTGTGCAGAAAAATTTGCTACTACGGTTGACTGACCTGCCTAAATAAAGTTACAATGTATAGAAGTCATCCACGACAATAACTCGGAGAAATCACAATGGATACAAGTAAAAATCTGTCGCAAGTAATTCGTAATAGAATGCGAAGCGACAACAAACGTTTCTGGGCAGGAGACAACATCAGCGAGTATGTTGATACTAATGTTTTGCCCGAACTAATCGACGAAGCAACACAAGCATTTGAACAAGTGCTAGACACATTGCTAATTGATCGCGAAAATGATCCCAACTCAAAAGGTACCGCAAGAAGACTTGCCAAAATGTACTTCCACGAAATAATGGCAGGTAGATATGACCCAGCACCAGACGCAACAGCATTTCCAAATGATTCGGAGGACCGCTACGAAGGTATGTTGGTTGTTCGCAGTGAGCTTCGCAGTATGTGCAGTCATCATCACCAACCTGTTAGTGGCGTTGCCTATATTGGTATTATTGCTGCCGAGAAACTCATTGGCCTCTCAAAATATACACGCATCGCTCAATGGTGTGCCCGACGTGGTACTCTCCAGGAGGAGCTTGCTAATGATATTGCCAAAGAAATCATGAAGGCTACAGACGCCAAGGATGTAGGCGTTTATATTCAGGCAGTACATGGTTGCTGTGAGAATCGCGGCATCATGGCACATTCAAGTCTTACACAAACCACAGTACTAAAAGGTGCGTTTAAAGACGATCAAAGCACAAAGAAGGAATTCTTTGATAACATTAAATTACAACAGGACTTTGCCCCAAGATGAGACAAGAAATTATCAGCGTATTAAAACAACACTTTGAAGCACACATTCTAAAGCATAAAATGAATGTGGATATTATGCTTAGTAATCCTACTGCTATCCATGATCACACAGATCTAATGGATGCTATTGAAAAGGAAGTTGCACTAATGGCAGAGTATCAAGACAAGCTAGAAATAATGAACAGTTATTTTGGAGAATAATACTATGGCAACACGTAAAAAGAAATCAGATAGTACAGTTTTGGAAATGCCCGGAACAATAGGTTCTGCTAAAATTGTTCTGCCAAAAGTAGAAAAAGGCAGTCATTTAACAGTGACTACTTACCCGGATGGTCGCACTGAATTAGAATGGGACGACGAAGCATTGACAAGAGACGTCAGAGCTGCTATACTAAAAGCGGAAAGTACTATTCCAGTAGAAACAACACAAGGAGATCCAGATGTCAAAATTAAAAAAACTCGCAAAAGTAAATGAGTCAATTACTATCAATCGTTATGATAACGGTTGGATGGTAGAAGTCGGCGGTCGTGATAGCGACAACGAATGGAAGAACAGTAAGATTGTATGTAACACAGAAGAAGAAGTTCTCGATGTAGTTAAAGAATACAACTCTATGGAATTAGACAACTAATATGTCAGTATACTTAATTAAACCTCTTGAAAAGAAAAGCATTGTATGGCATGTAGAAATGTTTCGAGAAAATGCTGACGGTAGTATCAGCTGGTTTAATATTGACGAAACATATCGCTGGGGACAAGGTTTTGTTGAAGGCGACCTAGATTGTAATCTTCCGTGGGAAGGTGACAATGTTGCTTATGCCAGAGCTGACTGCGGTTGGGGTTGCGAGTTTGACGATAGCTGTAGTATCGAATGGGAATTCAGTGATGACATTACAGAATTAGAACAGCAAGAACTTAAAGAACTCTACTACGAAGGTGGAGCAGGCTGGTTGTTTGACGGTGAACATGATTGGCAAGAAGAAGATACTGCTGTACATGTTATTGCACCTTATCAAATAGACTTGTGTGAAGATGATGGTACAGTAATTGAAGAAAATATTAAACTAAAGCCAAGGCCGAATCCAAAGACGTCTTGGCCCTTTAGTGAATCATTTCCAGACCCGGAGGCAACATGAACTCAGTTGATATGATGCATAACTTGATTAATCGTGCAAAGCATCTTAACGAATTTGTAGTTACTACAGATGTTCCAGAAGATTTTCGTTTCAATGGTACTATTCCATTTGATATGGAGATTAAAGAAAATATCATCTATGCAAAAGTCTGGGCTATCGACTTCGAAGAAGCCGTACAACGATTTGACAGTTGGCTGGAGAATTGCAAATGAAATGGTTCCTAAACTTTTTAGAACAAGTTGGTCGTAAACGTATCGTAATGGATAGGCAAGAAAATGAACCGTATCTCGAACGCTATTACTTATTTCTTAAAGATAGAAAGCACTTCCCCTTTAATATCTTTCTTCATAAGTTCCTTAAATCAGATCCCGATGATGTGCATGATCATCCATGGCCTTACGCTACTCTAATACTTAAAGGTGGTTATTATGAATGGACTCCTAACTTTGATTCACAAGGTGCCAAGATCAGTGAAACACGGCATTGGCGTGGTCCTGGGCACTTCCGTATTTGCCCTGCTAATAGCTATCACCGTGTTGAGCTTAAAGCAGGAACGGACTGCTGGACAATGTTCATGCCTGGTCCACAGCGTAGAGAATGGGGTTTCCTAGTAAACAATAAATGGGTACACAATGATGTTTACCTAACAGAAAGAGCAAATAATGGATAATAAGTTACACGAAGTAATGAACATTCTCAGTGAAGAATGTGCAGAAGTAATTCAGGCAGTTAGTAAATGTCATCGATTTGGTTTAAACAATTTTAAACCCGGTAAGCCGTTAACTAATGCACAGCACCTAGAAGGTGAGATTGGGGATGTACTTGCTATGATAGATCTGTTAAAATCTTATGATATTATAACAGAAGAAGGTCTTAATACTGCCAAGCAGGCTAAGATTGAAAAATTAAAACAATGGTCAGGAATTTATGAGTAAGATTAAAATCGCAGAACTTTTTTACAGTATCCAAGGTGAAGGACGGTACATGGGAGTACCTTCCGTTTTCTTGCGTACATTTGGATGTAACTTTAAATGTCAAGGCTTTGGCATGCCACGAGGAGAACTTAGCAATGAAGCAGAAAATATTGACCCAACTCTTTACACCGAGTACAAATCGCTACCTTTGGTTAGTACAGGTTGTGACAGTTACGCTAGTTGGGATCCTCGCTTTAAGCATCTATCTCCCCTTCTTTCTACTGATTCAATTGCCGATGCTATTGTTGATTCGTTACCGCACAAAGAATGGCGGGACGAACATCTTGTAATTACAGGCGGTGAGCCATTGCTAGGATGGCAGAAACAATATCCAGATTTGTTATCACATTCTAAGATGGCAGGTCTAAAAGAAATTACTTTTGAGACCAACGGTACTATGCGTCTTACTACAGCATTTAAAGAATATTTAAAAGACTGGGCGTTCGGTAGCGACGAGAGAGAAATTACTTTCAGCGTAAGTGCTAAACTTCCATGTAGCGGTGAGCCGTGGGCAGATGCTATTAAGCCAGAAGTAGTTTGTGACTATGAAAACTACGGTACAGTTTATTTGAAGTTTGTTATTGCAACAGAACAAGACTTTGCTGATGCTAAACGTGCTACTGAAGAATATCGTGCCGCAGGATTTAAAGGACATGTTTATCTAATGCCAGTAGGTGGTGTTGAAAGTGTTTACGCACTAAACAATCGAGCAGTAGCTATTATGGCAATGAACGCAGGTCTACGCTACAGTGACAGATTGCAAGTGCCGTTATTTAAAAATGAGTGGGGAACTTAATGAACAGTTTTATTAAAAAAATATTTGGCATTGACAAAATTGAAGCCGAAACTAGACGTGCTGTAGAGGATGCAGAACGCTCTACGCAAATTGCCAAAGAGGCGGCGGCACAGGCAGAACGTGCTAGAGAATTAGAACGGTTATCAAAACTTAGCCCAAAAGAAATAGCAAATGAAAAGAAAGAGCCCTGGGTAGCTGTACTAGATACTCATGTTAATAAAGAAAATGTGCGTAACGGATTCTTTGAACTTGACTGGAATGAGTATTTTGTGTTACAATTAAGATCCGCTGGTTATACTGGCGAGTCAGATGAGGCCATTGTGGATAAATGGTTCCAAGAGCTTTGCAGAGGCGTTGGTGCCGAGGAAGGTGTAGATATGGAACGTAGAGGCAGTGGCTTTGTAAACGTAAACAATTTAGGTAATGGGAAAGTAGAGGTCAGTTAATGGCACAAACATTTATTCACGTCGATACTGCTAATACATTCTTCCGAGCTCGTCACGTAGTGCGTGGTGGACTTGAAGATAAAGTAGGTATGAGTCTTCATACAATTCTTAGCAGTGTACGCAAAGCGTGGCGTGATTTTAAAGGTGACCATGTTATCTTTCACCTCGAGGGGCGTAGCTGGCGTAAGGATTTTTATGCACCTTACAAGCGTCAACGTACAGAAGCTCGTGCGGCACAGAGTCCACGAGAAGCTGAAGAAGACCGTGTATTTTGGGAAACATTTGATCAGTTTAAAGACTTTATTACAGAGAAGACTAACTGTACTGTTTTGCAACATCCTCGTCTAGAAGCAGATGATCTTATTGCAGGATTTATTCAGGCACATCCCGAGGACCAACATATTATCATTTCGACAGATGGAGATTTCGCACAATTGGTTGCACCCAATGTCAAACAATATAACGGTGTCAGTCAAGTTACTACTACACATGAGGGGTATTTTGACGAGAAGGGCAAACGAGTTAAAGACAAGAAAACTGGACTTGTAAAACCCGAACCTGATCCAGAATGGCTATTGTTCGAGAAATGTATGCGTGGCGATACTAGCGATAATATCTTTAGTGCATATCCAGGTGTGCGTGAAAAAGGCACAAAGAACAAAGTAGGACTTCGTGAAGCATTTGCTGATCGAAATTCTAAAGGATATTCTTGGAACAATCTCATGCTCCAGAAGTGGGTTGATCACGAAGGCGTTGAGCATAAAGTGCTAGATGACTATAATCGAAATCGTCTACTGTGTGACTTAACTGAGCAACCTCAAGAAATTCGTAATCTTATTACCGAAACTATCAACACAGCAATTACCGCAGAAAAAAATGTGCCGCAAGTTGGCATCAGACTTATGAAATTTTGTGCAACTTACGATCTGCAAAAAATCACAGATCAAGCACAGAGTTACGCAGAGCCCTTTAATGCGTGATACAAAGTATCAGCATAATAACAATTGGAAAGATAAAATGACAACTATTGCAAAACCTTTGATACCTAACAAAAGTTGGCTATTAGAAAGAGACGGTAAAAAAGTAGGTACTTTGAATAAAGAACGTAGCTCGTACTCTATTTTAAAGAACGGCAATAAAATTGCCATAGGTACCGTAAAAGATGTTAAAGAAAAACTAGGCGTTGTATTTTTTGATGTTGTTAAATCTGTAAAATCCGAAACTAAAGAATATGCAGTTTATGATTTTCCATGCGGATCAAAACCGTTTGGATCAGTGTACGACATTAGGAAAAGATTGCCTATCTATGCTAAGAGTACAAAAAGCAAAAGTCATATTGTGCAGGTTACTATGTAATTAAATTCCGCAAAGGTTGGGTTAAAAGTTTTTGTCCTAAGCTAATTACATTAGATCGATATCCATTTCATGGACCTTTTAAGACCGAAGTCGAAATGAAACAGATGCTCACTACTCTAAGTAAAAAAGAAAATGAAACAAATTAACACATTAGCCATCGAAAACTATCTCGAAAAGGCTCGTATTGCAAAGAAATCAGGTCAAAAGACTGTAGTTTTAGACATAAATGAAGCTACTGCATTAGCAGATAGTCTTGCGGTAGTTATGACCAGACTAGTGGGAAAATTAGAAGACTTTGTACAACAACCTAGTCAAGAAGAAGTGATACAGGTATCTATGGACGGTGGTGGATTTCGATAAATCCCAACTAAATAAATGCGTATATAACGGAGATTGTACGCATTATGAGCAGACCTAAACCTACAGTATTATTAGAACTAACAAATAAAAAAAATTACAAGACTGAACAGGTATTAGAAGCCGATGCAATTTGGGCAGTTTTTTATAAAGACAAACCAGTCAACTTAAAAACTACCAGCATAGTGGCACAAGACTTAGGTCCAAAGTATAAAAAAGTTAGTTTTTCCAATAGCGGCCACGCACACAATCTAGCAGAACGACTGAACAAAATGTTCAATTGTCAGGACTTCTCCGTTTATAAACTCACAACTGGTGAAAAACTAGGCAATGAATCAACGGACTGAAATAGTCAAATACGTTTTAGAAACACTAGGTAAGCCTCACCACGACGAGTATGTTAAAAAAACGCTTCCTGCATTTTGGATGAATCCTAGACAAAAAGCAACAGGCGGATTACGGCTAACTGATTCTGGACAAGAATGGATGCAACAGGCTGATATCAAATGCTATCAAATTGATCTGCCAAAAGAAGTTGAATGGACAAATCGGTTAATTATCCAAATGGATCAATTTATTGACTGCCCATTTTATCTAACCAAAAAAGCTATCTTTGTATATAGAGAAAAGATGGCAGTGCAATTAGTATTGTTTTCTGGAAATATCCAAAAATACGGCCTTTCTAGGGCAATGAGTGTTGCAAAAACACAACAGCAAAAACCATTGACAACTGACTGAAAACCCTGTATAATCAATACATACGCTAACGATACAGCGTACAAATTTTCAACACATTTTTTAAGGTTTTAAAATGGCAGAAGCTCTCAGCGGTAATCGTGCAGTCACTCCTAACGAAGCAAAAAAGTCTATTCGCAAGTGCGTAAAGATTAAGCGTCCGGTATTCATGTGGGGTGCTCCAGGCATCGGCAAGTCCGATATTGTTAAACAAATTGGCGATGAACAAAATCGCGAAGTGATTGACGTTCGTTTGTCACTTTGGGAACCTACCGATATCAAAGGTATTCCTTATTACAACTCCACTTCCAATACAATGACTTGGGCACCTCCTGCAGAATTGCCCACTGATCCAGAATCTACTGCGATCTTGTTCTTGGATGAATTGAACTCTGCGGCTCCTGCTACTCAAGCGGCTGCTTATCAGTTGGTGCTGAATCGCCGTGTTGGTACATACAAATTGCCCGATGGTGTTTCAATTGTTGCCGCAGGTAACCGTGAAACTGACAAGGGTGTTACTTATCGTATGCCTGCTCCGTTGGCTAATCGTTTCCTGCACTTGGAACTCCGTACTGACTTTGAAGACTGGTTGATGTGGGCTACTAAGAATCGTGTGCATGAACAGGTTGTTGGTTACTGTTCTTTTGCCAAGCAGGACCTGTATGACTTTGACCCAAAGTCTAGCTCACGTGCGTTTGCTACTCCACGTTCTTGGAGCTTTGTATCCGATTTGTTGATTGACGACGACTTGGATGAAGGCACACTGACTGATTTGGTGTCAGGTGCTATTGGCGAAGGTCTTGCTGTTAAGTTTATGGCACACCGCAAGGTTGCTAAACAGATGCCACAGCCAGAAGACATCCTGTCGGGTAAGGTTACTAAGATTAACATCAAAGAAATCTCCGCTATGTATTCTTTGACTACTTCTATGTGCTACGAGCTTCAAGAAGCAGATCGCAAGAAAGTTAAAGAGTGGGACAGTATGGCAGACAACTTCTTTGGCTTTATGATGGATAATTTCCCAACCGAATTGGTTGTTATGGGTGCAAAGGTAGCGTTGACTAACTATCAACTGCCGTTTGATGCCAGCAAATTGAAGAACTTTGACAAGTTCCACGACAAATACGGCAAGTACATTATCCAAGCAATGGAAGGTTAAAATCGGGCCCTTTGGGGCCCTTTTTGCTTGACTTCTTACGAGTTTGGGTATATAATAATACATAGACAACAAAAGGACACAATATGTCAACAGTTATGAAAGCAGAAAAAGTCAAAAAGACTGCACCTGCAAAAGAATACACTTCTGCTGAAAAGGCAAAAATTGTAGATAAACTGATCACCGCACGAGTTGGTCTGTTGCTACGCCATCCTTTCTTTGGTAACCTTGCTACCCGCATGAAGCTAATTGATGCGTCAGACTGGTGCTCAACTCTAGCAACAGACGGCCGCAATTTCTATTACAATTTGGACTTCGTTAATAAGCTCAAGCCTAAAGAAGCAGAGTTTGGTTTTGCACACGAAGTTCTCCACAACGTATTTGATCACATGGGTCGTCGCGATGGTCGAGATCCTAAGCTGTCAAACATTGCCGCAGACTTTGCAGCCAATCAAATCCTTAAAGATGAGAAAATTGGTGAAGTGCCTAGTTTCATTAAAATTTTCCAAGACAACAAATACCGTGGTTGGAGTTATGAACAGATCTATGACGAGCTGTACGAAAAGGCCGAGAAGATTGATCTGAGCCAACTTGGCGAGATGTTAGACGAGCACCTTGACGGTGAGGGCGAAGGCGAGGGTGAAGGTGAGGACGGCGACCAAGAAGGCAAGGGTAAACGTCCAACCTTAACTGCTGAAGAAAAGAAACAGATCCGTGACGAGATTAAAGAAGCAATGGTGGCGGCTGCTCAGGCAGCAGGTGCCGGTCGTATTCCTGCAGGTGTTCAACGTCTAATTAAAGACTTTACTGAACCTAAAATGGATTGGCGTCAACTGCTCCGTATGAATATCCAAAGTATCATTAAGAGCAATTTTAGCTTCCAACGTCCCAACCGTAAGTCACAGCACTGCGGTGCAATCTTGCCCGGTATGATGAACGAAGAAACAATCGATGTCAGTGTTGCAATTGACATGTCAGGTTCTATCTCCGACTCAATGGCTAAAGACTTCCTGAGTGAAGTTAAAGGTATTATGGATGAGTACCAAGACTTTAAATTAGATCTGTGGTGCTTTGATACCAGCGTCTACAATTATGCAAAATTCACTGGCGATAACGCTGATGAAATTATGAGCTACGATGTTAAAGGCGGTGGTGGTACTGACTTTGATGCTAACTGGGACTTTATGAAAGAAGAAGGTATTGAACCTAAGCGTTTCATTATGTTTACGGACGGATACCCTTGCGGTAGCTGGGGCGATGAAAACTACTGCGAAACTCTGTTTGTAATACACGGCACTGAATCCATTGTTTCTCCATTCGGTCAGACTGCCTATTATAAATAAAGTAGGTATATTATGGCTATCAGTAAAGGAAGAGTGAATCCGTTAAACGTACTCTCAATGAGAAGACTAGATCGGATTCCTCCTAATTTTAGCAAGCTCCAAATTAAAAAAATGCTCGATATTAGAGAGCTAGATAAATGGATTTATCTTAATTTGGATAGTCGCTATTGCGTCAGAAAATGCACCATCGTGGATGATAATAAGCTAACTACTGCTATCGAGATAGGTGTTGAAGATGCAAAAGAACTATCTATGCTATCGTTAGCCTGTCCACTTTTGCATAAGGATTAAAAATGTCAGAACAAGAAAAACAAGCCCCTGAGCTAACAATTACAGATCTACAAAATGTCAGATCTATTATTGATATTGCCGCAACTCGCGGTGCATTCAAAGCAGCCGAGATGGCCGCAGTTGGAGGTGTATTTAATAAATTAGATACCTTCTTGGCTGCTGTTGTACCTGCACAGAAAGCACCAGAGGCTGCTGAGCAAACTGCTCAACCAGAATAAGGATAAAATATGAAACATGTTGGAAAAATGAAGAACAACGGAGCAAAGTTAGCCGTTGTGTTTAGAACACTGCCTGGCGAAGCTACCAGTGCTCTAGTATGCGGTACTAATGCATTACCCGATGCATTTCACGATTCTCTTATGAGTCTAATTGAAAGCGATTCTGGTCAGCAAGCAAATGAACTTGCAGATGTATTAGCTGTACGTAGGTTCCCAGATGGTTCCAACATGTTGGAATTTTTACACCGTAATGGGCTATTGACTAAAGTTGCAACTAATATGGTCACTATGGTATTTGATAATAAGAATCAAATTACTCTAAGTGAGTTAAATCAACTAGTTGCTGACCAAAAAGGTATTACTATTGATCAATTAGCAATTACAGAATCAACTGAGCAGAAGCCTGCAAGCCCTAGTGCAAAGGAATCTGTAAAAACTAAATGGGACAAAGCTAGGGAAGACAAAATGAAAGACAACGAAATTGTTGTCGACACTACACCCGTAGAGTTGTCTCCTGCAGAAATGCGTAGTCGAGCAGATGCTCTTTATAAAGAGGCTGCAAGATTGCGAAAAGAAGCAGACACAATTGATCCGCCAAAGAAGAAAACTTCAAAAGTAGAAACTACTGAAGCATAAAAAAGCCCCGGAAGGGGCTTTTTTAATATACCATTACTTCAATAACGCCAGTTTCACCAGTGAAGTCTTGGAGTGCCTTTCCTAGCACTGCCATTGGATTTGTTCTATGTCCGTACTTACGAACTTCGGCATGTCCAGGGATATTAGACGAAACTAATACATCACCTTTCTTAACTGGTCCTTTTACCTTGCAAGGTACGCGACCTTTAAGTGCAATAGCAACTCCGTTAGCCAAATCTCTATTCAATAGATATCCAGGTTGAGTTGACACAATACCTGCAATGCCTTCGTGTTCGTAACTTGCACAGATAGTAACTTCTGCTGTTCCGCCTAAACGTAACACAGTGCCCGGCTCATATTCTGCATCTGCAAGATAGTTTTCTGCCAAGTCGGCACCTACTGTATTAAACTCTCTACCGTATATAATGTTGAAAGGATTCGAAGCACTGCCAATATTAACTAAGGTTCCTAGTGTTCTACTTGCAAGCAATGCCGGATTATCACTAGCATCAACGTTAACAACATTTATAATTTCTTGGTTAGTGTCAGTAACATTTAAACTAAGTCTATATAAACTTGAAGTAATTTGAGCTCCGTTTACATTGGAGAACAATCTTAGTTGGTTCTGTGCAATGTTAACTCCGCTGACATTATTAACCTGCACTTGTGCTGTAAAAATAGGAGATTCATATGTGACAAAATCACTGGACTCTTTACCGTTTAATCGAATACTGTCAGAAGCCGTGCCCCATAGTAAGTAACCTTCAAGATTTTCAGAACTATAAGATACTCCAAAACTGTTTGTTCCGGGTAATGTTAATCCTCTTTTGATAATAGGATAATCTGAATAGTCTCCGGATGTTGGAACAAATTGTGCCCTTGAAGCAATTACAATATCTTTAAGGTCTGTTTCAACAAACTGATCTTGAATTTGATGCTTCAATACATAATGTACCTGGCCGTTAGATTCTTGTAGAAGAACAGGTGTCACTGTGTTGATTGCAGACTTGCCTGTTAGTTGTGGTCCAATTAAAACGTATCCAGTACCATCATAATAATAAAGTTTGCCTTCAGTTTCGTTGTAGTGCAGGTCACCTTTATATTGATCAGTTGGATAGTCTGTTGATGATTGCAACGAAGGAACTGGTTTAAACTCTGCACCATTATAGAATTTAATTTTTCTGTTAGTGCTATCGTACCAAATTTGACCAGTAATTGGTTTAGGTGGTTGTTTACTGTTTGAGAAATTTTCTAAAAGTTTAACAAAATTAGTTGCGATAGATTCGCCATAGCCAGCATAATTTTTACCAACTAAAGATAGATCACAAACAGAAACGTTAATAGAGCCATCCTCAATAGTAACTAATTTTGTACCGTTTGATTTGTTAATAATATATGACATTCATTAGCCTCTTGTTACCATTACTTCAATTACTCCCACATCTGGAGAGTTATAATTTTCCATTGCTTTCGCTACAATTGTTCCCGGACTTGGGAATAGAGAAGTTGTAAGGACTCCCGGAATATGACTCACTACTAATAAATTACCACGAGTGATATTACCTGTTACTTTGCAAGGTACTCGACCAACTAGGGCAATTGCAACAGAATCTGCCAATTCAGAATTTAAAATTTGTGCAGGTTCTGTTGTTACTATTCCAGCAACTGCGGGTGTACTATGAACATTTGCAATAGTCACTTCCGATGTCCCACCAAACATTACAACTGTTCCAGATTCATACTGCTCATCGCTTGCATATCTTTCTGCAATGTCAGCATAATAAGATGTTGTGCCAATTGGCAATGATAACGATGACCCTGATCCAAATGACCACTGGCCTTCAAATGTGCCGTTAGTACTAGGACTTCCAGCCGATAATTTAGGAGTAGAAACTGCTGTTGTAGCTGAAACAGTCGGAGCAGCAAGAGTGTCAACAATTAATGTAGCATTTTGTAAAGATAATGAACTTCCTGCACCCATAGACCATTGGCCAGTAATAACTCCAGACTCAGCCGTTCCGCCTGCATTCAATCCTTTTGAGAACAACGTAGCAAAGCGAGCATTAGCTGCACCAAAATTAATTGAAGCATCAGTGCCTGGTTCAATTTTGCTACTAGAACTTAAAATAAACTTACCAACTAAATTTGCAGAAGTTATACTGCTACCTGCATTAATTTCACTTGTATAAACTTTAGCAAATTTATTTGAAGAATTTCCTAATGTTGTTAAACTGCTTCCTGGTCTAAATTCAGATGCATTGACCACAACACTTCTATTTGTAGATTGTAATGTTAAATTACCAGCTTCGCTTGAATAGATAGTAGATGTACCAATTCCGATTCCACTGCTATTAGTAAAAGACCACCGTGCTGTAATTACTTCAGCAACATCTGCTTTTAAATACACATCGTCGGAACTAATACTTGCACCAGATGCAAAATTAAATCCTCGACCAACATGAGGAATACCTGCAAGGTACACTGCTTCAGTCGATTTAACATCAAAATCGTCGTTAGACACTGCACCTAAAATTATGCCATCAGCATACATTACAATACAAGCATGTATTCCATTAGCAGAATCAATAACTTTAGTCGATACAAATTTAGTAGTACCAAAGCCGGGAACTGCTTCTGGTCCAATTAGTGAATAATTAGACAGCGTATTCTTAATAAACAACTGTCCTGCAGAAGTTTCATACCAAAAATCGCCAAGTGTTGCATTTGTTGCCGAAGTTACTCCTGCTGTAACAATTCCAATAGTTCTCCATTCGCCACCGTCGTATATTTTCGGTTTTAATACACTATCGGATTTGTCAAACCAAAGCTGTCCTTGTACTTTATTAACAGGTTCCACTGTTCCTGCAAAATTTTCAGTTAACCAAAGGAAGTTATCGTTTTGAATAGTACCATAACTAGTAACATCTTTACCAATTAAATAGAGACTAGAAGAAGCCTGCTGATCGACTACACCATCAGCAAGCGTTATAAAAGCTCTCCCGTCAAAATAATTCAAATTATAAGGCATCTAGTTGCTCTCCGTTATAGGTCTCTTCTAATAATCCACGATGTGAACGTTGATGTTGTTGCAGTATTGTATGCAGCAGTTACATTAACTGTTAAGTTAGTTCCTGAATATTCAGAAATTGTTCCTTGTAGGTAGTTAACCTGTGTATCAGTTTCTCTAATTGTTATGCTAGTACCGGTACTGAATATGCTGCCCCATGATGTTGGGAAGCTATAAACTGTAGAACTACTTTTGTTAACTGTGAAAGTTTTTACGCCTGTAGTTAGAGTAAACGCACTGTCAGATGTTAGATAGGTAGTATCAACATCTTCAATAAATGTCCAATATCCTGCAATAACTGCAAACAATTTTACAGTTCTAACAATACGAGGCATGGGAGTAGCAATAGTTACATTACCTGCTAATTCAAAATCAGTGACTAATAAAGTAGATGTACTTGTTATAGTGTTGATAAACGAAGTAGTAGTTGATGTTGCTGTATAATTAATACCGGTAACAATATTGAATAATTTTCTAACAGTAGAAGTGTTTAAATTATTCAACAAATATGTTGCAGTAGTGGCCTCATACTTGGTACATAAAACCGTACATCTAGCACCGTCAGGCTGAACATAGTACGGATCACCAAATCCGTCAACTGGTAGTGTAACATCTAACGTAGCAATAATATCTTCGTTAACTGTGTCAAAGTCAGTGATATCAATGGCCAATGTATAAGGCTTTCTAGCACTATATCCACCTAATGCACCAGCAAGACGACCTTCAAAGTAGCCTTTAGACACCGCAGTATCATCAGTATCAACGTCAACTGTAGCTGCTAGTCCAACAATCTTGTTAGAGTTGTCTAAATTAACATATCCGCTCGACGGAGTTAAGTATAAATCAGTTAGCGGTGTTGAAACTGTTGAGATATTTTTATCGTAGATAACAACACTGGAAACAGTTAGTCCCTGAAGCACTGGTAAATTAATTAATCCCGGTGCAAACTTAACTGAAGAACTTAATTTGTAGTCAGCAGCACCTGCCCATTCTAATACAGGAACCCCTGCAATTTTATAAGATCCAGATGTAGTTAAGGTATCAATGCCAATATTAGATTGCCAAGAATCAGACGAGTCACTAAACACCCAAAGTTTATCAGTAGAACCGTGCAATGTAATGCCGCCGCCGTCGACAAACGCATCGGTTGCAGTAGTTTGGCCAGTTGCAAGTTCGATGTTTTTATCTTCAATTCTCATAAATGTAGATTCTACACTTACCTGAGTTCCTAGCACTGTAAGGTTTCCAGAAATCTGCACATCGCCTGCAATATCTACATCAACTGTAGGATTTCGTTTAAAAATACCAATTCGATCATTGTCAGAATCAACATGGATTGCTACTGCATCAGTGCCAGTTGTGACACTATTGTATCTAATTTCTAGAGGTTCGCCTTGGATTGTTCCTCGGATCACACTAGTAACTACTCCAGTATTGTCAACTAATATTTCAACATTTGAATTTGTTCCAACTGAAATACCGTTATCGTTAACAAAATCAAATTTACCAGTAATTTCTGTTGAAGAATTAGATCTTAGTACGCTGTCGAGACTAACTCCTTGAATACTTTCTGCACTAGTTGCTACACCATAAAATTTAGCACCAATTGCACTGTTAATCATCAAACCAGATCTAATAGTGCTAGTGCCTAAAGCAATTGCAGTTAACGTTTCTGGTTGAAGTGTGATAGTCGAAGTAGACATAACTGCCCAACGAACACCTTGACTATAGAAAATAGACAGCTCGTGATCAAAACCTGAGCTGTCAGTTATTGTATCTACGAACCATCCTTCTTTACCTACACTGTCAGAATATTGTTTAGCAGCCAGTTGCCAAACTGTTCCGTCATACCATTTTAATAAATTGTCAGTAGTATCTACCCATAAGTCACCGCGGACTGCACCGGCTGGTTCAATGGTGCTAATAATAGGAGCACCAACTGGTTTAAATGTACCAGTTGAATAAACTTTTAATCGTCCTTCACTTGTATCAAACCATGTTTGACCTACAACAGGGCTAGATGGTTCAATTAAGTTTGAAAAGTTTTCAAGCAATGACACAAAGTTAGCATTAACATACTGTCCGTAATTATTAACATTCTTGCCCACTAAAGTTATGCTAGTTGACACTTCGTCAATTGATTGATCAGCTACTACTGCTAATGTTTTTCCGTTTGTAAATTTAATCGTATATGACATAACTTATTAGGCCTTGATAATATAATTCATAGCATGGAACGGATTCATTACGGTAGTTACCATACCTGTTGCGGTTCCGCCAAAGCCCGGAGTTGGATACGGAAACTGCTGAGAGAATGATGTTGCTGTCATAGTAGCCGTAGTGCGACCGCCAACTACTGGCGGAGCTGTTCCTTGAGATGCAGAAAAAGAGTTAGGTGTATTTGCTCCTACTACCCTATTTGCAGTTCCGCCGCTACTAGTAAGACCGTTGGTCATATTATCATAACCAATGATCATTCTACCTCGAAGATCGGGCAATCTAAATTGACCGTTAACCAATGTCTTACCATAAGTGTAACCAATTGCAGCAAACAATGCAGGATAGTCTGTACGTCCAACCACTGACCCGTCACAGAATAACCATCCTTTGCTCAACGGTGTTGCAGGGTTTGGTTTTTCAATTCCAGCATACGGCATAATTGTACCGGGAGGAATTAAGAAATCTAACACACTGGACAATAAAGCATCTCGACTGGCCTTAGCTAATCCAGTAACCCCTGTACCAGAGACTGCTGTAAATAATGCGGTGTTTGTTGGGGCACTACCAAGTATGTTAACACTTGGAATAGTAATTGACATATCGTTGATATTATTTTCGCCACCTAGCAATGTTCCAGGAACCGTTAACACATCGTTAGCAAGATAGTTGGTTCCGCTATTTGCAACTCTGTCAATGACATATGTTCCAGCAGCTTGACGAGTAATATCAAACGCAATACCGCTACCAGATCCGCCGTTAGCAGGTATTGAAACAAAACTAACACTCTTAACAGCTACTAATAATTCATCAGTTGATGCAACACTAGTAACTGTGTTTCTTGATGTAATTGCATTAGCCTGCAATTGAGTTGTAAATGTTCTAGTTTCGCTCGTTCCGCCGTAAGTAATACCTGCACTAGATACATCGCCTGCCATTGTGAATGTTGCAGAAGATGCTAATCTAGTTGCTACTGTAGATGTTCCGTCAAGCGTGCCTCTAAATACTGCACTATGAACTTCTTTAAATGACTTAGTAACAGATCCTAAGGTGTAAACATTATGAACTGCTGGTTGAATAATTTCTTTAGAGAATAAAGAAGCATCAGTAACTGTATTACCTATCTTAATCCCATTAAAAAATGTAGACGTTGAGTTAAATGTTGCTGTGCTACTGAACGAAGTGTTCTTACCAAATGCAACTGCACCCGAAATAGTTAGTGCATCATCAGCATTGGTTGTGATTGTAACAGTTCCAGAAAATCTAGCATTGCCAGTAACATCCAAAGTAAATTGAGGATTAGGAGTGTTTATTCCTATTCTCTTATTTTCTCCCTGGACAGTTAAAATTTCGTTATAAATTTCACTTTCGTCAACTACTTGGAATGCAAATGTTCCATTAAGTTTGCTGTTGACAAATTTATTTTTAAATGTGCCTTCCTTTTGAATTAAGAAAGTAGGATCGACGCCCAGTGTAAAGCCGTTCTTAGCGTTCAATACTCCATTAATAGATGTATCAATGTCGTTACGAACAAAATAATTACCGCTGATAACGCCCCGAGTAGGTGTAGTTACAATAAGATTCTGTGCTGCATATGCAGTAGAATTCAAAATTGCGGAATTGACTGCTGTTAAATTAAGACCAGCTTTGATTGTTTCAAATCCGTCAATTTTAATCTGTGGAGTAAATTGTTCAGGACTAATAATTTCTACAATGTTTCCGTCAACATAGTTTGCAATAATTTTATGCCCAACACCTACAGTATCTAAAACTGTTTCTGCAATTGGACCAGACTTACTGCTACCGTCAACAGCTGGACCTACCAAGATCCATTCACTGTTTTCATTCTTAACTTTTAATTGAAATGTTGTCGTATCTACCCAAACATCACCAGTAACTGCTTCGGGGGGCTCCGAAGCTTCTTGGTACACTCCGTTAATCGATTTCCAATTTGCACCATTAGCTGTGCCATCATTGATTTTTAATTTATGATTAGCATTGTCGTACCAAAGTTGCCCTTCAATAGGGTTGTTTGGCGGAGTAGCGTTAGAATGATTTTCTAACAGGTGAAGAAAGTTAGTGGCAAAATCGTATGCGTATCCTGAAGCATTTTTTCCAACTAGTGTTAGACTAGTAGAATAATTATTTCCAGGATTACCGGGCAGACCGTCATCGACTAAAATAGCACTGCTATACTTTGTAGGGTCAGAAAAATAAACTGTATAGGCCATGTTATGCTCCTACCCCACTAATACTTTGAACCCTAACAGTGTAGTCAATTTGTATCATTCTGTTTAAACTCTTTTGCACAGGGTGAAAAATAACGTGTGTTAACAACAATTCATTTCCAGTAGAATCGTATCCTACTAATCCCAATTCATCAAATACAAATTGTCCGTCTAAATTTGCACTGTTATCAAACGCTGACTGACCGTTAGGTTCTCCAAAATCTAATAAACAACTAACAAGAAGATCACTGTATGTTGCACCAACTAAATGCCTAGATTCCATATAATTTCTTGTAGGATCTAAATTAGATGAGCTAGCAGCGTCAACTGATTTTTCGTAAGTTTTATTGTATAATGCTGCATTTTGACCAACAGAGTTAGGTGTTAAGTATGTAATAATACCAGTAGGGTCGACTCTACTACCTCCGTTGCCGAACGCCATTTTACTGACCCATCCGTAACCTTGATTTCCAACACTGTTAACCAGTGCTAGACTAAAATTTTCGTAATGGATAGCATTGCGTTTATTAACAAAGACTTCTTTAGTGGCAGGATCAAAGATCTTAATATGACCTTGAAGACTAATTCCGCCAACTTCGTCGGGGCGTTTTTCTTGCACTGGCCTTTGTTCTTGTTGTTTATTTTCTTCTTGCATGTTCATACTTATCCATTATTATTTTATACTATGTTAATGATGTTACCCATTACAGAATGAACCGTACATTGATAGTACAATGTGCTAGGAGCATTCATCGGAACTGTGATAGTAGTTGTTCCTGTAGAACTACCAGTAACACCACTTGTATAGGCTGCACCACCACTGCTTACTCGAATTTGGAAAGGGTGTAACGGTGCTGCGTTTACAAAATTATATGTAAACCCTTTATACAAATACAACACAGGGTCATCTGTGTTACCTGCAACAATACCCGGACCACTAAATGTATAAGCAATTGTACCGTTATTAGTTAATGTCCAAGATAACCCTGCAAAAATGCCAGTAGCACCTGTTAAGCCTGTTGCACCTGTAGAGCCAAATGCACCAGTAGCACCTTGAGGGCCAGTAGCACCGCCTGGATCTCCTTGAGGGCCAGTAGAACCAGTAGGGCCAGTAGCACCGGTAGATCCTTCAGCACCAGTTGCTCCATTATTACCTTGTGGGCCAGTAGCACCAGTAAGTCCAGTAGGTCCTAATTCCCCTGTTAAATCAAATAACCAAGAACTGTAAGTACCAGTACCTTCAGTGCTAATTGGGTTAAGTACAAGATTTTTTCCTGCAAAACTTACAATTTGACCGTAAATTGTTGCACTAGATCCTGCATAAGCATATACATAGTTACCGCCCATAAATGCGGATTCGGATACAGCAGACTTATTTGTAACAAATGTTACTGTAGATGTTCCAATAGCTACTGTGCTAGTAGATATTAGTCCTGCAAAGCCGGGACCAGTTGCACCTTGAGGGCCAGTAGATCCGGTAGGTCCAATATCACCAGTTCTTGCAAACGTTAAAATAAGTTCAGCTTGATCATCAAATCTAAATGCACCGTCAACATGAGCACAGTCTATTTTAAAATAGCCATCTTCTTCAGAAATTGCAGTAATTGTAAAAATTGCAAAAGTACTAGGAGTATTAGCAACTCCAATTCTAAAATGTCCTTTTAACGGACTTGTGCTATCGTCAATTGTTCTTAGGAAGCTCTGTAGGTCAACACCATTAATATCTCGATCATCAACATACAAAGAAGTAGCATCGGGTAAAGTTTGATCGTTAAATTTAACTCTACCATTGCCCGGATCGTCATCTGTTACCGCAGTGCTAAATCTATAATTAACAGTTAGGCCGCCAAAACTACCAGCAGGACCAGTTGAGCCTTGCGGGCCTGTTGCCCCTGTTCCGCCCCTAAGACCTGTTGCTCCAGTAGATCCGTTTACTCCCTGAATGCCAGTAGCACCGGTAGCACCTGTGCTGCCTATCGGACCAGTTGCACCGCCTGGATCGCCTGCATCTCCTTTTGGTCCAGTAGCACCAGTGGAACCTAATGTACCTGTTGCACCTGTAGCACCTTGATAACCTTGTGCTCCAATCTCTCCTTGGGGACCAGAAGCTCCTTCTGCACCAGTTGCACCTTGTCTTCCTGAAATTGTAAATGTCCAATCTGAATATGTACCTGTTCCAGTAAATGCAGTAACATTAATAGATAAAGTATTTCCAGTTAAGGTATTGATAAAGCCACCAAGACCATATGTACCGTCAAGGCCAAGCACTGGTGTTATCTTTACAGAACTACCCACTGTAAACGCAGTTTCGTCTGCAGATTTATTAAGAATAAAAGTTTTAGTACCTGCACTGATTGAATGAGTCGACGTAGAAGTTAACCCGCCGTACCCAGATCCAGT